GACTCACGTACCCACCTTGCAGACGGGTGATTGATATGACACGCCTTGTACAGGTACATGTTTAAGTCAGGGTCAGGGTGAAAGAACCTCTTGATACGATGACCCTTAGTGGTACGACCTTCCCACTCTGTGCCATCTACCATACGATGTGCCGTAGACATCAGCTGAGCGTATTCTATGATCATTTTTACGACATGCTTGTCGCAGTGTTGTTCTGCACATCGGACAGGATCTGGATCTAGATAAAAGATATTCACTTGAACTTGGACTCCAAATAGTTACCACCGTTTTTATCTATCCATGTCGCTGCATGGTAGACTTTAGATATGATATAATACACCATATCCCACAGAAAGGCAATAGGGTACAACACACAATACTTAAAGTATTTGTTTTTATTCAACATCATCCCCCAGTTTTTTAAGTTGAACTCCACTTTTGAGAAGAAAGTCTTTACCCTTTCCTTTACCAGCATTGTATTCAATATCATAATAGACGGTCTCGATTCCTGATTGGTATAACAATTTGGCACACTCGATACATGGCAAGTGTGTCGTGAATAGGGTTGCACCTTCACCAGACTCGGTAGACTTCGCAAGTTTGGTGATTGCATTAGCTTCTGCGTGAAGAACCTCGGGTTTAGTTTTGTAATGCCCGTAGATGTCTTTGTCTCCATCGTGTACCTTAAAGGTCACGCCATCATTGGGTACCCAATCCTCACACTGATTATCCCAACCGGTCGGGGTTCCATTATACCCAATACTTATAATGCGATCATCCTTGACAATAACCGCACCAACTTGTGCTTTAGTTGCAGAACTAAGTTTCGCGGTAGAGTATGCGATATCCATATAGTAGTCAAGAAACTTATCCTTCATTAATGAACTCCAGATCAGCGACCGGATAAAGATACTCCCGCCCATTGGAATGACGGCACAGAACCCGATCAGGGTTGGTCTGTTCGATAACCTGATACACCGCTCGGAACTCATAACCGTACGGTGAAGGGCCATAGACAAAGTCGCGAGCGTTAAATACCATCATGCGACATTCAGATCCGGATGGTAAGCATACTGTTCATCACCGTAGATCGAGTTGAAAAGAACATCGACATCTTGGGCAGACAAAGTGTTGTCGCAGATGACCATGTCAGTGTCACCTTCCATCTGGAGAAACTCCATACGTGTCGTGAAGACATCACGAGTACGGTTGTAGAAGTAAGTGAACGTCTGGTCAGTCTCGTTGCGCTTAAAGATCATGTTTTTCTTGAACATAAAAGTATTCCTATCGAAGGTGGAAATCATGGTTAGGGTTGTTCCAGAACTCTGAAACATCTGCGTAGAGAACGACACACTGGTCGTGCTGATAGTACTTACGCAGGTTATAAACGAAGTTGGAAAGAGTGGAACACCACTCTTGGGAAATCTCGTTCCCATAGTTCCAACGCTGATAGGCAGACTTGATGTAGGACATGGGTAACGGACTTGGTAACTTTTTATTCATTACTTCACCTCCACTTGGTCAACCCAAGCAACATCACGCTCAAGATAAGTCATACGATAGTTAAGAGCATCGACCATAGTGTCGAACATCTTACAGTTAATTAACTGGTCATTAACAACGTTTCTCAATACATACTTAATCATAACTTTCTCTCTCATCTCAATAGGGTACTATTATAACATTGTTTTCATAACAAAGTCAACTATAAAGTTCGACTAATTTCAACTATCTGGTCACGCCGCCTTAGCAGCTTCCAACTCCGCAACGAACTCACTGTACGGAAGAACTGTGCCATCCATCTTCTCGATGACGGTACACATGTCCGTCTGTTCGCCTTCTACCTGCACATAGGTAGAGATACGACCCTTGCAAGTAGACGAGTAGTCAATCTTAGTGGACTGGACACACGAGAACCTATTGCCCTCGATCAACTCCATGTACACCGGAGATTCCCAATATTCACAGAAGTCCTCGATCTTGAAATCGCACTGGTCTACCACAGTCTCGCCCACAACGTACTCCTCAGCGTACTCAGACTTGTGAGTCACACAGCCTTCTATGAGGCTATAGAACTCCTCTGACTGCGCCTGCTCGAGATCCATCTCGCAGATGTAGGTGTTACCACCCTTCATCTTCCAGTACTGCGGGCATTCACCCTCGCCGTCCCAATCATGGGCGCCATAGTTTTCGCGGAACTGTGTGTGTAGAACTAATTTCATACTATGCTATCCTCTCAATACCAAAACCATTACGCAGACTGCGTGGCGGTTGACGTTTCTTTCTAGGTTTCCACCCCAAATATTCCATTGCTTGCATCGGGGAGGATTCTTCACTCAACTCGATATATTCTTCAACCGAAGTAGTCTTACAAAGGAAGTTGACCCACGACTTCCAAGGCTTAGAACCGTACTTGAATCGCGCAATGAAAGTTGGTTGTGGCTTACCGTGCCAAGATGGGTGACAATCAGGTCTCGCGACCTCCATGTTCACAGACTTACTGTGACGCCCACGGTACATCAAGTACATACCGTCCCAAACAAACTGGTCTTTCTCAAATCGTGTTTTCATAACTTACTCTCTCATCTCAATAGGGTACTATTATCTCATGTTTTGAGAACAAAGTCAACACTATTTTTAGACCAATTTGTTATAATAATCACACTTTTATGCACTTTAGTTTGGTCAAAACACACACTTTTATGCACGTTAGTCTTGACGGTAGAAGATATGAGATCCAATAGTCCCTACTTGTTGTAAGGATGGAGCCCAATATGGATTGACATAGGTAGTGTGGTAATGGGTGGCACCCTCTGTGATACCACGGAACTTACCGACATGTAACATTCTGTAAGCAACATACACCGATTCTTCCCATGCATCTACTTCAGTTGCGGTATCACCTTTCCCGTCACAATACCAACTGAACTGACAACGATTTCTTACTGGTACAAGAATGGTAGGATCTTTCCAAGAGGGTTTAGTCTCACCTTGATACACCACGGAACAGACATCACTTGGATATCTGTCGTCACGTACGCGATTCAGAACTACATCGGCAACTGCATATTTACCTGCAAGGTTCTCTGACCTCGACTCATGATAAACATTCATCGCCAAACAATGCAGGTCTTTTGATCGATATTCCAACGAACTATCCATCGTGATGCCATCATCAAAGGTGCTTGCATTGATCCCATTGATGATCAATAACAGAAAGAATGCAGGTAACACTAGTTTGATTATATTCATATCTACGCTTCTTTCGGAAACAAAGACAATTGAACAGGAGCGAAAGGATCTGGGACAATAAGTGCCATCCCCTCCTCCTCTTCTACGTAATTCGAGACTTCTTCTACCGCATCTACATAATCTATGCGTTCACAAAGTTTACCAACTATACGTTCTTGGTTCTCTATAGACGCATCGTTGGATAGATCTTCGAGTTGATCTAAACACCACTCGCCCATTTCACCTCGGGCATACCAAGGGGTTCCTGTTGTTCTCATACTACCTCCATTACAATTCCAATTCTCTTTTCACGGTTGACCTCAATAGTCACCGTATCACCAACCCGCCGGCGTTCGCCTTCGGCATCACAAAACACGTGGGTCTTTATTACCCGTTTACCATAGTAACGGTACTCAATCTTATACTCATTCCAGTTCCAGACTGGAAGTTTGAAAAAACTCAAGCTGCAATCTCCTTTCCATAAACAGGATCTATTTCAAAACCGCACATCGCGACTTTATATTTTACATTACCCATCAACATCCGGTCACCCATTGAGGTAGACCGCAGACCGTACGTCACACCTTCGTGGACTGGCAGTTCTGCCATGACGGTCACATCTTCTGAATAGTCGGGATTAGGTTCAAAGTCATTACGACTCCACGAACCACCAAGGTTCTGAGTACGATGGTATGCATACTCAAGGGCTTCATCACCCGTACGACTGCCGACTTCGACAAGGGCAACAACTCGGGGCGAATCTTCAAACGCCGTGTGAATAACTGTTACAGTATTCATTATATTTCTCCTTTAATTAACTGAGACTCACGCAACTCGGCAACGATGTCACGAACATACTCGCGATCGATGGAGTCACCTTCATAGGGGGTTGCACCTTTCATTTGTGAACGTGCAATACGGATTTCGGTCGCGAGTTTTACCTCATCGTACATGTATCCGTAGTCATAGATACCACCGTGACCGTAGAACGACAAAACATATTCGATAAACGAATTGGTGTAGTAGCTGATGTCATACGGTAAGGTGGACATTTGTTCGCTGTCAGAAGCGCAGATTATTGGTTTGGAAGTCGCGGAAGCAGTCATATATTCTCTCTCTCATCATCAAATTACATAGTAATTATCTCATGTTTTGAGAACAAAAGCAACACTTTTTTTAGGTATTTTTAGATATTTTTAGACTGTTTTGATCTCGATAATGGTATCTCTTATAACATCTTCGTATATACCATCATGGGTCAAAACGACAATTCTTGCTGAAGTGGGGTTGTTGAGGTGAGCTGGCATAGTCCCTTTTATCTCTAGAACCATGCCTGTCTTCCAATGTTTGTAAGTTACTTTAACCATTAATAAGGGAACTGTTTGTTTGTTTTGAAGTCAGTTAAGTAGTCTTCGGGAAAACCTAGGTTCAACATGACATTGAAACTATGGGGGTTCTGTAACTGGTTGTGACAGTACTTCTCTCGTGCCATACAGAACTCGTAATGTTCTGCATCATCCATGACTGAATACATAGGTATCTTTGATGCCTTGTCAAACCACCGTTCGAGGTTCTCTGAACCAAATGCACACAACTCTAGACACTCATCCTTTTCCTTGATATTACCCGCAGCAATCATGTTCTCAGAGAAGATCTCTTTTGCCCAGTCGGGAAGTGGTCGTGTCCGTGCCACCTGTTTACGTTCCATCTTCATGTCATTGAATCCTGTAGGAGACAGATCATGGAAACATCCTGTTACTTTCTTTTTAGAACAAACTACATCGAACCCATAGATGGGCATCGGAGTCTTTGACTTAGAGTATGCGTTGACGTGCATCATCCAGATACCGTGAGTATCTCTTTTGTCAACAACACTTACATGACCCATATCTAGTACGCGACTCGACCAGAACCAGTTGTAGTGACCCAGATCTTCTCTGTGATCCACATTAGGACTGTCACAGTATAATGTCATAGTACGTATCAGATCATCTTTGAGTTCTATAAAATCATTCCACATCTTCGAGTTCCTTTAACATTTCACCATGATATACAAAACCTTGGTAGACTTGATCCCAATCAACCTTGAGTTTGCGTATAGATTTGATCGCAGTTGTACGGTCAGAGAAATGCCACATCCACTCCATCTCAGGGTTATTTTCGGAAATAATCTGACCACCCATCAACATTGCCATGTAGTTCAAATAAACGTGAGAGTTCCACTTGTCTTTATCGTCTTCACAACCCACAATGTAGTTGATATATTTTGCGGTTCCTTGGGTCATAAGATCCCCATCGATCTTACCACCGAGTTCCCGTACACAGTCTGAGATCTTGTCGCACCGTGGTAGAGACGAATGTGGTAGATGTCGGAAGATGTTATGTTCCATTGCTTGAAAGATGAACCATTGGTTCACCATGTATGCAATACTTTGCGTGTCGGTCAGTTCACCCTTAAAGAGAGATTGGGAGAACGGCATCCTCTCGACTTCTTCGTGCACTTCTTTTATCTTCTCGTTCATAGTAACTATCTATGGTCTCTTGTAATTTAGGATACCAATCATCACGGTGTTCAACGAAGACTTGTGGATCTCCCTCATCAACTGCAATAATAGTAACCAACTGAGTAATTGGCATACCCGTACGTTCTTCCCACATGATTGCATATGCAGTCTCTTGTTGGAAGTACTGTTTAATGTGTGCCTTCTGTTTAGTCTTACGTGAAGTCTTGAAGTCAATGATGGATAGTTTACCATCGAACTCTGCGACACAATCCACACGACCAGCGACTTTGAGGTGATCAGAGTACAGGGGTGCTTCTTGCAGGTAGACTTTACCAATACGAGTATCTAGTATATCTTTAACCTTGAGAAAGTCTGCATGGATATTAGGCATATAACCCTTGGTATACTTAGGGTCATTGTCGATATACTTCTCGATCAATTCATGAACTGCGGTACCACGTTGGGATGCACGATAAGAGATCTTATTCGCTTCCTCTTCACCCACACGTTTGCGCCACATTGCGATACCCTTCTCAGAGAGTATAGACAACACTGTAGTAATGGATGGGTAGTTACCGCCTTGTGGAAGGACATAACGTCTGCCATCCTCACTCTGGGTAGTGTCGAGGTCTTTATACCCCAGATCTACATCAACATGTTCGAACATTCTTGGTTCTCTATTCATAGTAAGTGTACATTATACAGGGTTAGGGAGATGTTGGCAAGGATTATATAAAGAAATCGTCTTGATCTATGGTAGTGTTGTATCTATACCCCAGACTCTTTAGATAGTTTGACTGTTCACTCTTCCCACCTTCCCAACTGCGTTCGATCTGTAGTAGGGGTTTACAACGTTTTAACGTCTCAGTCATACCATACAAGGGTTGCATGATGTACCCTTCTGTATCCATCTTGATGAAGTCAACGTCCTCAAACTCATATGAATCAATAGTTCTTGTGTTAATAATGATCTGTTGAGTCTCGTCAAACTGTTCTTTTCTACGTGGATTCTTCCATCTAGATTCGATCAGTGTCTTGGTCTGGTGGTTCTCGATCACATTACTGCCGGGATTCTGTTTATTAACCCAGATGGTTGCAGTACCCTCGATGTCACTGATACCGACATTGTGGATCTCTATCTGATCGTTGTTCTTTGTGTTCTCTTCCAGACACTCAAACAATGCGGGGACTGGTTCGAACGAGACAACCTTCTTAAATTGACTTGCAAACTTGAGAGCAGAACCACCAACATGACCACCAAAGTCTATGGCGAAGTCACGTTTACGAGTGAGTTTCAGTACTGTCTCCCACTGGTTACGTTCTGCTGGGCCGGGAAAATATAGATTTTTCCATAATCTCGCATCCGTCTTTTGGTAATCCGGATAAGCGTAACCTTCCTTGTTAAAAATCACTTTGACATATCCGAAGGATCTTCACGTTCCTGTAGTTTACTCATCTTACCCTTGTACACCTCTACACGGACATTGTCAGGTTTAGGTATCTTCAGGTGATCGTGGTTGTGATGAAGAACAAACTCAGTATTAGGGAACTCGTTAAATAGATGCATCCAGACGGGTCTCCAGTTACCTAACAAACGGTAGTTATTGTTATCACTACGATCACTCATCAACATTAGATCAGTGTAACTACGCATGTTGAAGTCGAAGATAGTATCGAATCCGTACATGTGAATAACATCTGCTTTATGTTTCTTCGCTGCGTAGTGGACTGCCATGTGACCACAGTTGAAATTGGTTGCGTTACCTGCATACTTGGGTACGTCAGTATAGAACTCTTTTACACGATGTGCATACTTGAGGTAGAACGTACTCCTCTCGTACATCCAGATCCTAGGTCTAGTACCCAATACCCACTCATACTGATCCAGTGCAAGTTCACCCTTGGTGAGTGCCTGCATCATCTTAAAGTCGACCATACATGTTGCGTAGACTTCACTAGGATCCATTTCAAACGGAGGCATATTACAAAGAATCTTTATCCCATGACGGGGTTTCTCTTTGTAGTATTGTGCTTTATCACCATTACCGATTACATGACAAACTTTCATTTCCAGTATTCCTCAATCCAACTTTGTGGTTCATACGTTTTCATCGGAGTAGTAACCGATTCGTTCTGTGCTTGTATCACACTAGGTCTCCCGTGGAAACAGATTATCGATGTGTCTTCTAATCTGTCGGGATATACTTCATACTTATACGACTTTACTTTGTTAGGATACAGGTGTTGTAGTAGGTCACGTTTCTTTATGACAGAGTTTAACCACTCCCCATCTCCTCGAAATCTTTTGAGAACATCATCACCTGTAAAGAAGAACTCTGCACGTAACCAATCCATCGCAGCAGATCTCCATGCCATCACACCCGACTGCATAACACCCTTGAGGTGTTGTTGATGTGAGTTTGCCACACCAAGATCTTCAATACCCATAAAGGTACCGTTGTAGTCCATCAACCAGTCTATCGATGATGTGATAATTGTGTCAAGATCTAGGTAAACAATACGACCACTAATCTTACCATCAAACAATTGAATCTTGTTCCACCACCCTGTCATGCCGGGTTCTAGGATCTTGGTATCAACTCCATCAATTTTACGATCAGACAGACACACAAACTTATGTGGTCGAGTAGTGTTTCTTTCTACTGCACGTTTAAGTTTATGTACATACTCTTCAGAGAACTTGTCTCCCCACAACACACAACATACTGTAATCATAATAATTTATAGTCCTTGTTGTAACCATGTTTTGCAGAACATCCACCCTCATTTTGGATGGTACTGAAACTATCAACGGCAGCGACAGGCCACGGATAGTATTCTTCCAACCACGGGAACCATGCAGTAGTTAAGAACACGTCAGTAGGTGATGCGTGAGTCTTTGCGTGTTCAACGAGTGCCTTTGCACCCTTGGGGTTGATACGGTATGCATGGGCGCCTGGAAAGTACTTCTTACTTGTCAACGGGTTTGTACCTAGTGTCGTAGGAGTATTATACTTCCCATAACTAGGTTGACCCAAAGAGATACAACCTTGGTAATTGATGAACTCAGGTAGGTTACCGACACGAACTGCGTCATGTTCGAATACCTGAATCTCTTCGTTTTTGGCAATACAGTGTTTCCAGAGAGAGTAGTGAGACAGAAACGCAGAGACACATCGGTCACGTCTAGAGATAAACTCTTCCTTGTCCATGTGTGAGAACCATCCCAGAGACATATTTTCTTTCTTTGCGATCTGCATAGGGTCATCTTCAGGAGTAACACCTGCGTACATTTCAACATTGTATTCTGGCATCGATTCAATACACCGTTCCGCAGCCTTCACTGACTCCGGTATATTCATGACTGTAATCACATATGACTTCATGACATCATCTCTTTAATAATACGCATATCACCTTTCTTCACACATCGTGTAATGGTAGAAGATCCATCATAACATCGGTACTTGACCTTCTTGTTTTCTAACAGAACTTGATACCATCCAAACTCTGCTGCAAGTAACTCTTTCTTATTATGTAGTGAATCCACTAAATCCGCATCCCATACATCTGCATGGTGTATAATGATACCGCCATCATAGACCATATAGGTATGACCACTATTATCATGGTCTCTGTAGTTGTTAAACATCTTTCGTTTACCTTCAGTTGTACCGAAGTTCATGAATGAAATAACACTACGTTTATTATAACACAACTTTGCGTAATATTCAAATGATTCTGTAGGAGAAATAATGGAGTCGTATCGTGCCCGTACTATCACATCGTACCCGTCCCCGTACTTCTTCATCATACGATTATGATTGAGGATCTGTTTGGTCTGGTGAATGTGACGTTCGGTATTATCGAACTTTAGTTTCTTCTGCCAGTTCCATGTGTTACGCATTGCGGGGTTATCATCATAGGGGTGGTAGTCGATCTCGTACTCATCGATCACCTCTACCGTACCACCCCAACTCTCTATTAATTCGCGTCTAGTATTCCAGTCATCTTTCCATATGGTAAGAAAAAGATCTGCGTCAGGAAACGCATCCTTGAGTAAATCGATTGAGAGAGTGAGAGTGTCGTCATCCAACCGTAGTTGTCCACCGACAATGATTGCGGTCTTCATGTTGTCGTAGTTGAAACGGTTCCTTGAACCCGAGTACAGTAAGTATGAACACACCCAAGACGGCGCGGTAGAAGTTGTCGACACATCAATGCGTCATTTGGCCATGCACCAAACTCTTTGACCAACTCGATCATCATACGTGCAAGGGCAGGTTTGATGTAGTACGCAGAATGGCCAGGCAGTCCCTGTGGTACATCATCTGTATCAATTATTGGTACAGGACGAACACCTTCAACTGTCTGTAGAATGGTATGGTATGCTTCAGATCTACGTGTTGCACCCCGTGGATCGTTGAGAGAGATACCTTGATAACCGACATCATTCAACAACACCAAGTCTACCTTTCTGGTGAAGATTGCATCATGTTCCAGAATAATAATGGGGTGATTAACTTCTGCACAACGTTTCCAGAGTTTGTAGTGTGACAGAAAACATGCGATACGTTTCTTTCTGTCCACAGTCTTGTACGGGTGTTTACGCAACCCACTCTTTAGACAAAGTTGTGTTTTATCCCACGGGTAGTTCCATGTGATATCCTCTAGGATCATCTCATTGTCGACACGTTCCGGAGTGATTGCATCAAATGTTTCCACAACGAAATCATTACCCACTAAACCATTAGACAGTATAAGTTCAGAGGCGGCGTCTGTTGACTCTTTGTTGTCGGTCAGAGTGATGACGAATGCTTTTACTTTTTCCATGTGTTTTCTCTCGCATTTGACTTACCGAATTGATAACCTTTCTGAGGTAGTCCCAAGAAATCTACCAAGATGTCAGGGGTGTCTCCACTAGTGATACTCATCTCTAGAAAGTTCTTAGAGTCTTTGAAGTACTCTCTCACGTCATCATTGTGACGTTTGTAAGCATCATGGTACTTCTTACGATCCCACTGTGGTGCACCATAAACATCTGTACGTAAGTTCATAGTGTAACTTCCATACGTCCTTTCCTTCTTACGTAAGAAGTAAGGTTCTACACTGTCAACCCAGTTCTCTCTAGTCAGATGCACAAACTTAGAGTCGGGTCTCATCTTATGCAACTCCTTGTAGTATGGTATCACCGGAATGTCTGACGCACCGTCACCAACACCCATCATCAATTGATCTAATGTGGGATAGTGTATAACATTCTTTTGATAACGTTTCAGAAAGTCAGAGAATGTAGTAGTACCGGTTCGGGACATGCCAGTGCAATATATCATACTATAGATGTTCCATTATTCATTGTAGGCCAATCAGACTTGGGTTTGTTTGCAATCGTGTGGTGCCATGCATTTGACTGATTGTCTGCACCACGCATCTGTATGTGTACCATCTTAGTATACTTTGTACGTGGATCTACTGCGGTACGTACAAACGAATTACCATTGTCATAGGGACACCACGTGATGTATCTATTCCATTCGTTATCCAGTTCTACAAAGTCAATGTCCATAGAACATGCCATTGCATGGAGATATCCTTGGTCTGTACCATACACCTTACCACGACAGGAAGGATCACTCTCGACCATCTCTACGTATGGTAGGAAAGGTTCAAACTGTTCACGACACTTACGCAACCCTGCGTTGGAGTATAACACGACACCAGAGTTATATACCTTGGGTCTACCATCTGGATCTAGAGGTATTTCACAACCATATTTTTCAGTAACCAGACGTGACCATGTCAACTCCGTAACCTTGTTGCACTGTTTCTTTAGTTTAGGGTCGAATCGATATTGAGTCTGAAGAGGTTCTGTCGCCATTGCGAGTTCACCTGTAAACGTATCGAAAATGTTTTCATCACACTTGTCCAGAGGAAAGATATCCGTGTCCGCAAACATGACGTTGTCGTACTCAAGGAATGCATCGTCAAAGACTGGTTTGAAACACCCATAGTATGGTGTCACTCTACCCAGTCCAAACTTCTTACCAAAGTTCGCGTTTAGATCGAATATGTAATCTGCACCGATCCTCTCTGCATATGCCTTCATGCAGTCCGAACCGTATTGTGCAGATGGTCGGACGTTCACCGTCCCAGTATTGATAGATTAGATTTTTACTCACCGTAATGTCTCCGGTACCATTGGACAAAGTTATTTACTCCTTCTTCAATAGAGGTCTTAGGTTTATACCCAATACTCTGTAACTTGGTTGTATCTGACGCAGTCGTCTTTGCATCTGCGGGGTGTTTAGGGCCATACTCAATGATTGCCTTCTTACCCAAAGAGTCTTCGATTGCGTCCACAAATCGTTGCAACTCTACTACTTCACCACGACCGATAGAGTACATATCACGAGGTGTCATATTATCGACTACACATTCTATACCCTGTACGATATCATCAACGTATGTAAAGTCTCGTTGCATATCACCGTTGTTGAATAGAGTAATCGGTTTACCTGCAAGTATGTTCTTAGTGAAATCAAACAGTGCCATATCAGGTCGACCCCAAGGGCCATACACTGTGAAGAATCGTAGACCAACTGCATTAGGTATCTTAGAGATGTGGAACTGCGACTCAGTGATTGCCTTGGTATAACCATAGGGGTTGATCTGAGGATACAGGTGGTCTGGTTCTCCCCAAGGAAGTTCATTGCCATGCATAACACAGGATGTAGACGCATAGATAACGTTCTGTATGTCACTTGCTTCACAGGCATTGATAAGATTGAGAGTACCGTGACAGTTGGTGTCGATATATTCACCTGCATTACTCATAGAGTAACGTACACCTGCCATCGCGGCAAGGTGTATTACCATGTCAGGTTTGGTCTTACTGACATAATCGGTCAAGTCTAGTTTATCACGAAGATCTCCAACTCGGAATCCAACACCAGTTTCCCGTAGACATGCCACACGTTCTTTCTTCAAGAGAGGTTCGTAGTAATTGTTGAGGTTGTCGAAACCGAATACCTCATGACCCAATTCTTTTAACCTAAGTGCAGTATGCATACCAATGAAACCGGCGATACCGGTGATCATAATCTTCATTCAATTATTCCTTTTTGTACTAACTTTCTGTAGTTAAGTATCTTATCCTGTTTAGGGGATGGTCTCCCCGGCGTGTTCTTCATTTTACGGCGAACATGGATTATATATCCTTCATCTACGTTTTCCTCAAACGATGATCTGTTCCACTTGTCGTCATCTAGGTACAATGAGGGATCTTCTTTTAGATCTGCACGTACTGCGAGACGGTGCATGATACCCTCGTCTTCGTAGTTGTTATGAAACTGTTTGATCTCATGTTCGTGGATCTGTTCACGGAGTTTGATTCTGATATCTTTCTCCAGCCGGTAGATTGAACCACCCCAGTATGGATATCGTTCGTCACCTAACAGAGGGAAACGATTGACCAGTTTCTTTCTCAGGGATGGTTGGATACCATAGTGTCTACCAATACCAGTATCATCTGTAAAGATGTTCTTGGTCAAACCTTTACGAGTGAACATGTCAATGTCCATCATAACCACGATGTCATAACTATCGAACCTACGATCCAGCATAACCATCTTCTGACAGGGCGCACTCAATCCCTCACGGAAAGCGTTACCTTGGACTAACTCATAGTCCGCACCACAGAACTCTGCATATTCTTTGATGGACTTCTGAGACTTCTTCTCTAACTCACCCATTGGGCCAGTCCAGTGTTGCAAGATTATATATTTCATTATAACTCTACACCTCTCAATAATAATTCATGTTGCATACATGCTTTATGTGTGGGGTTCACGTTGAGTTTTAGTACTGCTTCAAGATGAGCAGTATCCATTTCAGCAATAGTTACATATTTAAGTGGCTGATCACCATCGATGCCATACGTTCCCCACTTTAAAACAGACGCTTGAATAATATGCGGAGCGTCATCATAGAGACATAAGTCTTCTTCATCACCATGTGCACTACGCCGAACATAGGCTAACCCGCCATCAACCATGTATTCTTTACCATTGGCATCAGTATGTGTCTTATAATCGTGACGATGCGTTGATTCTAAGATCGTTCCGTCAGGAGTTTGTATGGCATTTTTAATTAAACTCTTCATCGGGTTCTCTCACTTGATAAAAAATATTCTAGATCTTCTGGTGTACCCAGACCCCACATACCATTTGCGGTGTGAGTGCGTATCTCTTTACAGTCTGCGATTGCTTCATTGAACACAGGACACACATAGAACTCACCATTGACTCTTATGTCCTTTTCGATCATCTGTTCTGCATACTTTACAAAATCAGATCCGTGTTTCCAGTAGTAGTATCCCACCGTGGCATTGTCACTGATAGGGTTCTTCTCTGCAACCTCAGTCACAAAGTTATTTTCATCTATCTTCGCAAACGACCACTTGGGGTGTGTTGCTTTGAATGTTACTATACCACCGTCTGCAGCAGTCTCTTGCATCTCATACATGAACTGTGTAGGATTCCAGTCGACCCATTGGTCGCTGTTTGCAAAGAACAAAGGGGAATCATTGTCTATGTAATCCTTAGCGAGTAAGGCAGTACATGCAGCACCTTGTGTCATCTCATCTACTTCTACTATTATACAGTTTGGAGCGATCAATGGCAACATATTTTCGAGATGAAAACGTTCACGATGTTCTCTCTGTACAACAAAGATGAAGTTTGCGTCCAGTCCTAAGTTCTCTACCACTACCTGTATCATGGGTTTACCATTGACATCGATCAAGGGTTTAGGAAAAGTGTACCCTGCTTGTTGAAAGCGAGAACCTGCACCCGCCATAGGTATTAAAACGTTGAGTTTTTCATCTTTCCATTTGTTATTCATAGGGTTCGCCAATCTCTGTAGTTTAGGTAGTATGTTTTCTTTTGTCACTTCGGTAGGGTTTGCAACACGTATGCAAGATGCACCAGATCTCTTTGCCGCCAACAATCCAGGCGGGGAGTCTTCGATGATAACAGTCTCTTCGGGCAGAAATCCGTACATGGACATTGCTGTCCAATACATCTCGGGGTGTGGTTTGGAGTTTTTAACGTGATTGTTTGACAGGACAATTTTGCAGTAGTCTAACAAACCTGTCTTCTCTAACGCAGAGTATACAGTTGGTTTTATTGAGTTAGAACACACACCGATAGTGTATCCTAGTTCAACAAGTTCTTGCATAAGTTCTATTGCAGAGTGGTTTACAGGTACACCGTCCAGTTCTTTTACTGTAAGTTCCTGTTTATTTCGGAATATATCTTCGTGTAACTGGGAAGGTAGACCCTTTAGTTCGGTTAGTAATTCTAACTTCTCTAAGGTCTTTCTGCCATCATATATGTTTCGATGTTCTTCGGGGGTGATCGCATAGTCTTCACCGAGCGCATAGTTTAACGCTCTGTAGTGAATGTCTTTTGCGTCAATTAACACCCCGTCTAGATCGAAAAGGATTAGTTTTGTATTCATAAGTATAATCTATAATCATCACGTCACTGTTATATAGATGCATTATAATCCGCAAGCTTCAGTAATCTTTTCTAATCCACCAACATATACCCAGTTCTCACCATTGTCGTTATGAGTAAACAATTGTGGTGTCAACCGCATATTTGGTATCTTTGCACGAGCCAGTTCATGTGACGGATCGATTTCAACTTGACCAACATAATCGGGGTCTTGAGTCTCCGCGATAGTCATCAGATCTTCTTGTTCTTCAAGAGTGAGGTTTTCAAGGTCAACCACTTCGATTGAATCATCTGATCCCGCAAGAAGATAGTTTTCTATCGATTCTTGCGCCCCGTTACAGTATACACAATGACCTTCACCAACACGTATTAAGTAGTAGTTCATGGGTAGTAACTCCTTATTGCTAAACCGGAATAAACTCCCTCACTACAATAGATTGTAGGTAGATTGAGGTCGACACAGTAATACCCAGCTTCGTTAAACACATACTCCCATTCCTCTCGTGTCAATCTGAGTCGATGAGTGCGGTCTTTTCTGGAACATTCCAAAACATAATCTTCTCCCTCTTCTGCACAGATAGGCATTCGGAACACTATGGTTTCAGTCTCTAAAACATTAAGTAAGTCTAAGACCTGATCCATGTTCATATGTTCCAATACATCTAATGCAAAGGTGAGACCATATTCTTTATCGGGGTCGATAGAGTTGCTTACGTCTAGTCCTTTCTCCCTACACTGACTTAACGCCCATTCACTGATATCAACACCACTCACATCCTCGTAACCTTCGTTTTCCATTGCTTCGATCACGAAACCGACTGCACAACCAAAGTCCAATACAGGGCCTTTGTTGAGTCCAATCTTCTTCAACAGATCGTTGATGTCTGCTGCGAGTCTTTTGTAACGATCTCCTCGTTGTAGGAAATCGATATAGTTCACTGTACTATAATATGCTTCACCGAAATCTGAATCTTTCATCATGCAAAGTTCCTATCATCTTCACTCATCTGTTGTGCAACGGTGTGAAGAAGTTTGTTGTTGTTAAAATAAAAACAGTTGGGACATGCTTCTTTCCAACCACCAGATCCTGCGCCTCTTATGTTATAGGGTACACCTGTTTTTGCGTATTGTATATTACAAGTATCCCATATTTCTAACACATTGTCAATAGACCCAAGAGAAAAATCTAGGTCATATGTCCGTTTCTCAAGTACGTGACTCGTGCACACATACACCTGATAGTCTCCGCCATCGGGATGTGGCGCAATGTATGGACGTGTAAGACCCACATAACAACCATCAGCATACGGTGTTGCGTTATCCCAGATGTCCTTGATAAAGAACTTGTTATCCACATCAATCTGTTTAACAACCTCTTTCCACTGATTCTGTACTTCTACCTGTGCACCATCAATCAACGCATTACCTGCAAGACGACAGAACTTGATCTCTGGATTGAGTTCAATCAACCTCGCAATCTTCTTGATCGACTCTACGGTCGTACCTGCGTAGGCTTTGTTGGTACGTGACAACGCATCAGGGACACCATTAGTACCGTCATAGATGATGTACGATAGTCCTATCTTATCTTTTGGAAACGAACCAAAGTCATAGTCTTCTGGTTCACACTTCTCATCTAACTTGATTAGACTAACCCGTATCCACTTGAGGTGAGGATATACCTCTGGTCTGAGATGACGTTCTAACTTCTCTGTATTGGTAATGATACCTACATCGAATCCATACTTGGAGGCAAGGAGAACCACATCGTTGATGTTCTTCTTCGATACCTTGTCACGATACAACATGGGATTACCACCACCAGTAATCTCTATTGCCTTTGCACCTAACTTATGGAAGTCTTCAAACAACTTCTCGATCTTCTCAAACGGGATATAACTCTTGAGTGGACGAGCAGCAACAGAACAGAACGGACAATCACTATCACAGATCTCGCACAAACATAGTTGTATGTTGATCGGTTTAAATGTGTCTTCGTACTGAATGGAGTACAATACATCTGTGTGTTGCAGATACTTGTCACCCCATGTTGCGTACTTCTGGGTCTTCTCTTCATAACTTTGTGTCATATCATTTCCATGAGTGCAGCGACATTTTCCCCTCTATCCGGCAACAAATCTTTTAAAAAGAAGTGTACGAAACAACATGTCGCAATGTTTTCGTTCGCGGTAAATAACCCGTTCCATTTCTGATCCATATGTTTAGTAGGGATCTTATATTTCTTCAAGAAGAAGTTAAGTAGTGTTTGGTCAGTAGACCATTTCCATGGCCCTATGCCATTAACAAAGTCCATGAACTCATACCGTTGTATGAACTCTGTCGGTGTTTGGTTATTTAGGTAGGGACGGAACAGAGATGAGTTGATTAAGATCAAACCCATGTTAAAAAACTCGAACCCACGGTCATTTGGTTTGAAGTCTACCTTGTTACATTGCAATGTCGAGTATTGCATATGACTATAATTCTTGATTTTATCGACATATCTTTGTGATATGTTCATGTCGCGTTCACATACTGCACCGAACGCATGGTCTGTACCGAAGTCTTCAAAGATGTTTGGTGCGTCTTCGCGGATGAGGATATCAGCATCAACGATCGCGATCTGATCATACTCATTGAGGAAAGAGAATGCATTCTCCTTCTCGTAGATAGGTAGGAAACCGCCATGTTTCTTCCACGAGTCCTCTGATCTATTACTCATGAATGGATCTGGACGTATGTTCAATATAGGAGTTTGTTGTACCATATGGATGAATCCATACTTCTTACAGTACTGACTTACAGATTCAATGCAGTGCTGGTATAGTTCTGAGTTCTTCGCTTTGCCTAGACAAACTTGATATACTAATCTCTTCACTTTTTCTTATGCTCTATTGTTGTTCCTATAGATCTATTCTGTACTTGATAGACATGGTCAGTCTCAAATACCCCTTCTTTAGTACCGTACCCGTGGATTGTACCATCAGAGTTCCACGTAATCTTTTTGATTGACTTTACATCATTCACCATTCTGGTTGCGATGTCAGGTGTTAAGTAGTATGCAAGGCCAGGCAGTCGTATCTTGTTCTTACCCGTATGACCTAAACAGATCATACCGTGTTGATCCCATATACGATCAGGTATAGGTTTTACCAATAACGCATCATGTTCTATGATTATGATTGGTTTCTTTCTTGCCTTTGCCCATAACTCTACGTGACTATACCACACTGCTTTCTCGGTCGGTGTAAACTCTATTGTATCACGTTTCTTACCAAAATGCAAGTATCCTTTACTCTCCATTGTTTCTGGAGTGATTGCATTGAAGAACTTGAGGTTATATCCATTCCATGACTCCTCTACTCTCCCACGATAATACATCGATTGCGGAGAAGAAGGCATTTGGATCATCCATACATCAGGCCTCATTCTGATAGTCACGCAGATTGAACTCAGTGCCATGCATCTTCATAAGATCGCGTTCGTGGTTTGTGTACACTAGTACCTCTGGGTCGTCTATTAGAAAATCACACGACTTACAGAAATCAGGATAATCTCCGGAAGTGTGTTGATCTCGTAGTTTAGAATATTCCTCTCCAAAGAAGATGGACTTGATATCAGTTTCACTTGTGTGTCCTAGGACTGCTTCCTCATCTCTACCAAGTACTTGACAACACGGATGGACAGCACCCTTCTTGCCTTCCAATCCACCTGCACGGATTACAACATCTGGAGAGAAGGGTCTTCCACAAGTCTTCACTGCTCCTTTACGTACACCAGACTCAGAGATGTCAGTGACACCCGACCAGTTGTGCATCTTCCATATTTCTGTTTTGACATCGAGTTCGTCAACGATACGTTTGTAATGATCCAACTCAAAGTCTAGATTGTCGTTGTCTGTGATTAGATGATATGTAGACACAACGCACTCACTGTTCGTCTCTTTGACATAATCCCGCATTTCTTTTACTTTGGCCCATGTGTTATCAAAGTTACCTGCAATACGGTTGTACATCCACTTGTCATATGCTTCGACATCATACCCAATCCAAGAGAATCGATAGAAGTCAAGACCTGCATCTACGCAGTCACGCATGAACTGACCTTCCATACGATAACCATTCGAGAAGATAAATGCCTTCGCACCATACTTCTTAACGATTTCGATGTACTTGGGTAGATTGCGATTGAGTGTTGCTTCACCGGAACCATCGAGATTAACAACACGTAGACCGTACTGTGCACAGTCTGCTACATTGTCCTCGAACTCTTGGAGCGACATCTTCTTGAGGAAGTCTTTGTGTCGTCCACCTGTTCGTACGTCTTGAGGGCACATAGAACATGAGTAGTTACAACCACCATTCACTTCAATCACTGCACGATCAATTTTAAAAGTCATCTATTTTATCCATTAATTGTTTCTTATAACGTCTTGCACGACCCTCTAGATGTTTTTCGTTCTCGGGTAGTCTATATAGGTAATCCCAAAAACAGTTGTCAGGGTCGTGTGGTTTGCTGAAATGAACACCCTGCGGTGAATGTACCTTTGCAATACTACTACCACCCAATGTGATAACAGGTTTACAAAAGTTACGAGCAATGTACTGCCACATCCCATCATAGAAGATGCAGAACTTAGAAGTACTTATATGGTATATTGCCTCACGTACGGGCGTACGATAGGATAACTCAACGAGTTCGTATCCCTTGAGTTCAAGAAACATGATGATCCTTTCCCACTCTTTCACAGAGAAAGTCATCTTCCATTTCTTACCACCCGAAGGTATCTCTCGATTGAAGGTTGGTCTCCAGAACACTACTTTGTTTCGAGAACGTTGGAATAACTCTTTACGGAATAACCAGTGGTGGAAGGTGAGTACCTTCTGTTGATCTCGTTTGTGACCAAAACCTCGCCACCGTAGTTTCTTTATCTCCTCATCCGTTGAGTTGAAGATATGATTCACAGTAACGTTATGTGCGTTATGGTACATACCCTCAAGAATGTGAGTACGTTCAATGATGGTTTCTGGGTCTTCATAATGGTAGACATAGTCCTCATCATGCTCCCAGAAAACATTCATTTTAATCGGATGGTCGTACATCTTAGACAATGCGTGAGCTGCATTGAGACCATACAATATATCCCCGACACCAATTGTACCGCGCCAGTCTATCTCGTAATCCTCGTTGACCCTTATGGGTTGACCAGAGATAGGTTCACGATACACTTCGTTCATAACTACTTCACTCTTACAGTTCCATCATCCCATGTATCTGCAACTACTCGCCGTGGTTTATCATGTTTTACCGCGACATTCATATTCTGATACTGTTTCTTGTGACGATCTTTCTTCTTGTTTCGGGGGTCAAAGCGGGTGTACTTCGCCATGATTGAATCGTTAAACCTCTTCTAAAGTTACCATTAACCGTTCAGCTCTGTTAGTGACCTGACGATGCCAAAGACTGTCTCGACCTTCTACTCCAGCACGTTTCCAATCGTTCTCTGCAATAGCGGCATTAAAGTTCTTGAACTTACTCAAACGAGTACGTCCCATGTTAAACATCATATTGACAAGTACACCTTGTACTCCGTCTGGTAACGAATCAAAGTCGCCCTGTCCGTATAAAGCATGACACTCGCTGATTGCTGTATTGAGGTCGTTGTCAAAACATTCTGCAACTCTTTCTTCACTGATTGGGGTTCCGACAGGTTGTCCATGCTCGGGATCTGATTCGAGGACGAGATGCCCGACACCAAAGGTTGGATACCCAAGATGGTCGTTATAGATTGCATATTCTACTCCTTCGTCTACTTTTAATGTTTCGAAAACTTCTTGCCTATTCACTTCTAATCTCCTTGGTAAATTGATTGTAATAGATCTTCAAACTGTTCTACTTTCGCCAGTCGGTTTGGCCAGAGGATATAATCTTTCTCTGGGTTCTTCTTGAGGTTGTTTAACAGTGGGGTCACTGCATTGAACAACTTGTCCAAACGGTCTTGTGTATCAGACACAGCCTCGCGTTCGGTGGTGACGACTTCTAGTTCGTCCTCCGTTACCGCAGTAAATCCGAAGTCAAATATATCGGACATTGCGTTTCTCCTTTAATTGGTTCATGCGATTCCCATGTGTTCCTTTGTCATTATATAGTCTCTTACTAGACCACTACGGACTATATCTTCCCAACAGAAGTTGACCGTTTCGAAGTGTTTCATTTGTTCCAGTATCTCTAGGAACGTACTGATACCCTTCTTATCTTTATCTGTCTTGAAGTCTGACTGTCTGCCATCGCCACAAAAGATAACTTTGCAGTTGTTCCCTATACGTGTAATCACAGAATCTAGTTCATGAAAGTTTAAGTTTTGCATCTCATCAACTAACACAATCGTGTCGTCAAATGTGATACCTCTTATATAAGATGTCGATTCAAACTCTATGTATTTATTATGAACTAACTTCTCATATGCACGATCATCCTCAAAAAGATCCGCAGCCACTGCACGGTAAGGGCCTGTAAACGCCTGTAGTTTCTCTTCGATTGTGCCAGGCAAGAACCCCACCTCTCGGGTAGGTACTGCTGACCGGATTATGTGTAACGATTGGTATGGAGTACCCTTATCAAGGATCTCCACCAGTGCAAAGTACATTGCAAGGAATGTTTTACCTGTACCCGCAGTACCGACCAACGCAAGATTATTACCTGATTTGTATGCATCAAATGCCTCTTGTTGTCTGATTGTTACTGGTTCAATAGTACGTAAATGATCCATGCGTATGTTCATGGATTCAGAATGTTGTCTTTTCAAAGTCCGATGAGTCCCCATCCGTGGTTTGCGATTGCGTTTAGTATGATGAACAAACATGTTGCCATGTGAGTCAACCACCATACCGTTCGTATTACTGCAACACTGTCTGCCTGTTTATCGGTGGATCCGACCTTCTCCCCTAGAGACTTGGCCCAGATTCTCCACAATTTTCTTCCCATTACCACCCTCTGACAATGTTGAACATTATTAGATACGCACACAAAAGATTAGACAATACAATGAATGTCCTTATATAAGATATTAGGTTTTCGTTGCCAGGGTCATACCCATCTTCTTCATCAAACGAACCTAATGCGTGCTTCCAGATTTTCCACCAGTTAGTCATGGATACTGTTTTTGACGTACCTAGATTGGTTCGATTTGATTTGTTTGAGTTTGTCCTTCCAATCACCGCTGGTCTTACTGAGTACAGATCCTACTCCAGTAACCATTTTCGGTGCGGAATTGATTTGATTAGCCCATTCTCCGGACTCGACCATCTCGGTCATTTTTGATATGGAGATAATCATTTCCGTGACTTCCCCAGTCTTGATATTTTGCATGTCGTACGTTGGCATAATATTGTTGTCCAGTAAGATGAAATGGGCCCCAATTAAGGAGCCCGTTCCAGATACTGGATCACCCCCTTAGTCGAAGTTCAGCCTGATTGATTGCAGTCTCTAAAAACGTTTGACGTTTAGCGACTTTATACGCAATGTCTGCTTTGCCCTTCTTATTTAGTTTATGAATGTAATGTCCCAACTCTCGCGAGTCTTTCCTAAGTCTTTCTAGCTGATTAGTGTTTCCAACCATACTCTCTCCTTACTTGAATTAATGGGGGATGTTATTCATGAAGTAGATCTGGAAATGCCTCCGTTACCAGTTTTTTAGTGATGCCTTTCATAGGCGGTTGCTTGTTAATCATAGTGACGATCAATTCTGCATCGCGAGGATGTACTGTCTCAACCATATCAAGGAACAATTTTTCTCTTTTGACTGACGATAATCTCTCGGACTCCATAAGCCCTTTCACGAAGTATTTGAACTTCATGTGTTCTCTTAATAGGGTTGTAGGAGGAGATTCCTCGGACGAGGGATTATACGGTACCGTTCCAGTGGGTAGGTTCCACTGAATGACATTGTCAAAGGTACCTCGTAACACGTCTCTTAACGCATTACTCTGTTCTTTTTGTAGTATAGATACTTTATCTTTTCTACTTTTAGCTTTAGTTACTTTATCTAACGTTTCGTACACTTGGTACTTGATAGCTGTTATTGCCATAATCTTATTAATCCTAAAAGGTGTTGAAGCTCATTATACAGTTATATAGTTGCCTTGTCAAGCATTATCTTGTCTTGCGTTTCTTCTGTTGTTCTATCCACTTCTTCGCTTTCTTACCGACTGGTTTGTTAGTGAACTTAGTCGCGTCACGATACGCAGTCAGTGTCTCTTTCTGGTAGTTCTTACCCTCAGAGTTATCGACAACTAAGAAGTTAGGTTTACCGAACATACGTTGGAACTTACCAATGTTACGTTGTACTGCTTTCCAGTACTCAGTGACACCCTTCGCACCCAGAGTACGTGCTCGCATTGCGTCACGTTTGATTGCAGTGTCAAGGTCGGTGTTTACGAAAATCATTGCGACATCGTAACCCAGTGCTTTCACTTTCTTTGCCTGTTCTGCAATCTTGTCTGGATCCTTACCAGTACCATCTACCACAAGACCGAGTCGACCTTTTAGATATATGGCTTCTTTCGTACCAGTGAGTCTCTTTGCCTTACCGCGAAGTTCTTGTCCCTTTGGTGAGAAGATGTTGTCTGGATTCATTTCCATACCAGCTTTCTTCATGGCATTTTCGAATGCATCATCAGAGTTAACAACTTTATAACCTAATGATTGTAATCCTGTCTTACCGACAATGAACGACTTACCAGACCCTGGCCCACCCGCGAGAAAGATTGCTTTGAATATTGCGGGGTCGTTGACACCCTCTTCGAGGAACTGATTGAAAGTTAACACTGATACACCCTTATTGTAGTATGATATTATTTATAAAACTTCTGCACTGAAGTAACAAAGTTTTCCGTTGTTATATACAACTAATCCATCTAACGCAGTTTCTTCTAGTACTTGAAATGCTTCCTTTAATGTATTTAGTATTGGTTTACCCTTAACATTGAAGGATGTGTTGAGTAATACCCCGCCAGAGGCGCCCAGAAGGTCGTAGAGGAACGCATTTGACTTTCTGGTAACTGACTGCACCCTTGCCGAACCATCTACATGTGTCACAGCTGCAAGTTGTTCTTTATACTCTTCACGCACTTTAACACTGAAGTTCATATATTCTAGGTTATCATATGACCCTGCATCAAAGTATATATGTGCGTCTTCCTGTCGTACCATAGGCGCAAACGGTCTGTAGGACTCTCTACGTTTGACTAGGTTGACCTTATCCTTCTTATCCGCACCCTTGGGGTCACAGATGATTGATCGATTACCTAACGCACGAGGGCCAACCTCTGCATTACCCTGCACCAGACCAAGGATCTTGTCCTCCTTCAAAAGACCTACTAACTGGTCTATTGAGATGATTGCAGAACTAAACTTGTTTCGATAACTAAACATCTCATGCATGTCTGATATTGGTAGACCTGCATAACGAATGTCCGCACCAATGAAATCTATTCTGTTATGTATTGACATATATGTACATATCATACCAAAGGGCAGTCCACTATCGGTGACATCTGGTGGTACGAATACCTCCAGACCCAACTCTTCCTGTATACGAGTATTGGTAAGGATGTTTAAGGCACAACCGCCAGAAAGAACCAGACGTTTGCCATTACGACAGATCTTATCCCACACCTCTGGTTCTTGTAAATATTGTAGAACGTTCTCTTCGTGTTGGTGTTGAATACCCGCAGCAATGTCACACTCTTCTTCCCATGTGGACTGAAAAGGACTGACAAACAAGTTATAATGATTAACCTCTTCTGGGGTTTCGTTCTGATTCTCAGCTATCCATTCTTTGCCGTCTACATTTTTCTTACCGGTACGCATGACACCGTCTGACGCCATATCAGATGATGATAAGTTGTACACACTTCGATACCAGATCCATGCTGGGTTGACCATATTGGTTGTTTCTTCATCTTCATTAATCAAACCTCTACCTAGGAATGCATGGTAACTATCACGATTTCCATACGCAGACATTCCCATGACTTTACCTGCCATGTCTAGAGTTGAATCCGTCTTACTGACCATGTTTTGACAACCTAGTCCAGCGGCTAAGTTATAGTTGCGACCAAAGTAATATGGCCACGGTTGGGGTGCTTCGTCCCTATCGTAGTTACCGCATTTCATGGGCGTGAGAACCCAAGGTTGACAATCCCACATATGGGTGTGACCATCATCTCCACCTGCATCAAAGGTAAACGCAGTACAGGACTTTCCTACCCAAGGGGACTGTGCATATGCACCCCACGCATGAGCGCGATGGTGGCGTTTGTGCCACTCGATCTTACGTACGTTGAAGATACTTTGGACGATTTCGGGGTCAAGTGAAAGATTGTCATCACCCCACTCATCCTCATGTCCAGCGAAGGAACCGATTATGAATGCATCATAGTCGTTCTTGATACCCAAGGTCTTTTCAGAGATCTCTAAAACAGTCTCTAGTATCTCTCTTTCTTCTTCTTTTCTTGCATGTCCCCTATAGTGTTTTATTCCTGTTAACTTTTCAATCTCTATGACGTGAAATGTTTTTGTTTGGTCGTTGTACAAACATATTGAAGAATCGTGTCCCCAATAAGCAGCGGCCAAGTTAGCCATCAGGTTCTCCTAGATGTTTTGCATGGATTTTACATCCTATAAAGGAATTGTAATAATCATCACTCAACAAGACATCTTTCTCGAACTGAATCTTTGCTTCGTAATAAGAACAATCTCCCTTCGTCTTACACAGACGTAGGATCTCTCGATGATATTTGTCGCCACCATGATGTTCTACTAGTGTCTTCAATGCATCATTACTACCATAGTACTCACGCCAGTCAGACTGTTTGGTAACCTTACGTTTCCGTTTGGTTCCTTTGAGAGGGGGTAATCTGCGAGTAGACCAGAAGAACTTCTTCCCGATATATTTCTTACCATCAGGATCAGTGATACAATAGACAAACCCGACAAAGTCTTTTAGAAAGTCTTCATCGGGTTCAAAGGGCAGGTTTTCAAATAACCAATTAATCTTCCCACTCCTCCTGAGAAGGTGTACCACACATAGGACAGTGGGTAGGCTTCTCTTCGGAGTTTTTAACTATTAGTGTGGTGGAGGCATCACAGACCCCACACACCATTTCGTATTCGTATTCCATATGTACATCCTCATGCGGTAGCGACCTCGTTCCAACCCCAGTCGCCTTCCATTCCGTTGACCGAGTATTCAGTCACCCTTTTCTCAAAGAAGTTGTCATGTGACGCACCGTTCAACACCCAATCCAACCAAGGTAATGGGTTATCCTTCTGACGGAACTTAGGTTTCAATCCCAACTGAAGTAAACGTCTGTCAGCGATATGACGAATGTACTTTCGTACTTCTTCTTTGGTGAGACCCTGAACGTCATTACCCTTAAATGCGAGTGCAATGAACTTATCCTCAAGATCTACTGCTTGTTTTGCCATAGTATATATCTTAGACTTTAACTCGTCATTTACGATACGTGGATGTTCGTCACAGAACTCACGGAATAGTTTTGCATTACCTTGCACGTGAATAGTCTCATCGCGAATAGACCACTCAACAATTGTACCCATACCTTTCATCTTACCGAAACGTTGGAAGTTCAACAACATTACGAACGATGCAAACAATGACATACCCTCGTTAAATACTGACTGTGCAAGAGATAATGCCAGTCCAGTCTGAGTACTACTGTCTCCATCCTTCATGAAGTCGATCTTATCCGCCATCTCTTTGTACTCAAGAAACGCATGATACTCCTCATCTGCAAGACCCAGTGTATCATTCAACAATGCATATGCACGTTGGTGTACACCCTCACGGTTCGCAAACGAAGATAACATGTTACGTACTTCATTATTCTTAAACTTAGGTATCAAGAGTTCATGATAATTCTCTCCTACCTGTACATCTGATTGGGTAAATAACCGAAGAACCTGAGTAACAAACTCTTTCTCTTCTTCTGTCAATTTAGTTTTCCAATCTTGAACGTCTTCACTGAGTTCTGCTTCATCTTCTACCCAGTGTACCTCTTCGTGTTTCTTTGTCAGTTCAACTGCCCAAGGATACATGAAAGGTTTGTACGTTTTACTAAACTCTAGTAACATCTATTCTGCCTCTATTAATTGATTGTAGTTCCATAGGTATATCCGTATTCTTTTGGACTCCATATGAAGTCCGAACCGATTGTACGTTGATATTCGTAATCCAGATCTTCCAATAGACAGATTATATCCACACATTTTTTGGTTGATTCTGGATCATCGGCGTTTATTTCCGTAGTGATGACAGGACGCCACCGTTTTATTGTTTCCACTGCACCCCTGAGTACTTCAAGTTCGAGACCCTCAACATCTATCTTGATGAAGTCAACGTTCTCAAACTCAAATGAGTCCAACGCTCTAACCTGACATTTAAGGATTGTTTCGTACTTACCAAGACCAGCATAAATGTCTAAGTTTCTATAATGAGAAGAATGTCCTGTCCAGCTGGGGGTGAAGTAAATATCCACCTCACCCTCTTTTTCTCCTAATCCATAGGGGAAGACTTCAACGTTATTATTTTCAAAACGATTAACGTTTTCAATAAGACAATCTCTGACCGGTGATACGACCTCAAACGACTTAACTTCATCGTATCTCTCACTCATAAACTCACTCACAAAACCATAACATGCACCAACATCAATGGCAACCCTTTTCTTCGTTTCATTGCCCTTGAGGAATCTATTTAGTTTTCTAAGATAGTTACTGTCCCAACTGGATCTGCCGTAAACGAAGTCGAGTATAGATCCTGACTTTTCTTCATTCAGTATCGTCCATCCGCGTACTTTCTTTTTACCACCGAAGTAATTATCCTTCACAAGCCCGGCACTCCTCTCCTTCTTCTGATTGAAGGGTACCTCCAGATAACCACTTCATTAAGTCATCATACCCACCTATGTACTCGCCTTCCACGTATATCTGTGGTACAGTCTTTACATCTCTACGTCCAGTGATCTCTGCGGCAGTCTTACCTGCATCTTCGATATCAATGGCATCGTATGGAATACCTCTCAGTTTCAACTCTTCTTTTGCGAGTTGACAGAAAGGACAGTTCTTCTTGGTGTACACCAGAGTACGTCTGTCATCCTGTAGGGCAACACGTTCTACCTTCTCTGATACATTCTCTGCACGTGCCTTTGCTTCTGTACGTAGGTAGTATAGACCCTTGAGTCCTTCTCTCCACGCCTTTAGATGAACTTGGTTTACGTACGTCTTATCAGATCCTGAAGGGAAGAATACGTTAACAGACTGACCTTGACATATGAAAGGTTGTCGATCTGCTGCGTGGGTTATTACCCAGTTCTGATCGAGTTCTTGTGCAGTCTTGTAGATTGCTTTCTCACCTTCAGTGAGGAATGGTAAGTGTTGTACCGATCCTTTGTTGGTGATAATAGAAGTCCAGTTAGAGTTTGTGTCCTCTCCTTTAGTCTTCAACAGATCCACCAAGTATGCATTCTTTACTAAGAACGAACCTGCACGTGTGCGGTGTGTGTATGCACATGCCTTCAGGGGTTCAATAGAGGGACTGGTAGAGAGGATTACTCCACTGGATGCATTAGGTGCAATTGCTAACAGGTGAGAGTTTCTTCGACCAGATCCGATTCCGTCTGGATACTCACCTTTCTCCACTGCGAGTCTTTCAGTCTCTGCCACTGCTGCTTCGTTAATATGGTTGAACACAACGTGATTGATCTCTCTGGCTTTGTCTGATTCCCACGCCACCCCGTGTTTCTGTAGTAGACTGTGGAAACCCATGGCACCAAGTCCAATAGATCTTTCTCTTTCAGCAGAGTATTTTGCACGTGCAATTGAGTCGGGTGCGTGTTCGATGAAATAGTCAAGGACATTATCAAGCATACGAACAAGGTCTTCGACAATCGTAGTGTCTTTCCACTCATCATAGTATTCCAAATTAAGAGACGACAAACAACATACCGCAGTGCGATCAGGGGACGTGGGTAGATGGATCTCGTTACAGAGATTACTACCATTGATCTTTAATCCCAGATCTTTTAAAGGTTGGGGTAGGTACCTGTTTGCGGTGTCAATAAAGTTTAAGTAAGGTTCACCTGTACGGAATCGTGTCTCAAGGATACGTTCCCATAACTTACGTGCATCCACGGTATCCTTTACACTGGCATCCTTGGGGTCACGTAGATTGAACGGAAGACCCATCGTCACACACTCCATGAACTCATCGGTGATATTGATGGCGTTGTGTAGGTTGAGTGCCTTGCGTTGTACGTCACCCGTAGGTATACGCATGTTCAAGAACTCAATGATATCAGGATGAGACACATCCATATATGCAGCATAAGATCCCTTACGAGTCTTACCCTGACGATATGCAATCATGTCAGCATCTACGGTGTGTAGGAATGGCATAGGGCCAGGCGCAACATCAGATACTGTACGTACGTCACTCCAGTGTCCACCGACACCACCACCGAACACAGATAACCATCGTAGTTCTGCGGTATGATCAATTAACCCTTCTAGGGTGTCTGGAACATATGTTAGAAAACAAGATATGGGTAGACCTTTACTCTTACCCTTTCCGTTACCATTAGGCGCATTAGACAACACCGGTGACGCAAACATAAAGTACTTCTTAGATACATAATCATATAGACGTTGTGCGAGATCTTCATCTCCGCCTGACCATGCAATTGCTGCACGTCTATAACCTTCTTGGGGTGACTTCTCGTTATCGTTTAGGTAGAAGTCCTTTAGCATTCCCACTGCGTAATCTTGAAGGACGGAGTCGCGGGATTTATCAATCTTAACTGACATAGGTTTGTCTCGGTGTAGTTGTAATAACGTTAATATGAAGGTACAGTATACACTGTACTTAGTCTTTTGTCAACTGTTCCGAGGACAATTCTTCATTCTTTTCCAACCAATCTTCACTATCAGTATCTTCGTCTTCTTGTGTTGCTTTGCGATAATAGAGAATGATTTCTTTTTGTTCGAGGATGTACCTACGAATCTCTTGTAGGTTGAACGCCATGTTCTCATAACCTTGTGGAGTCAATCCAAACAGGACGAACGATCCGGACTGTAACTTTTCAAGTTCAGCGATCTGTTCTTCCTTGTTCTTCTCCGTGATTACAAAGAAATGCACATCCTCTAGATTGATGGCCTGTGGAAGAGGCGGTTGGTAAATCTCTAAAGTTTTGTACTCTGTTACAGTCTTAATGACTGGTTCCGGAATAATGGGGGCAGTATTCCATGACGGTAGACCTGCACAACCTGTCATTAATACTAGTAGTGATACCGTAAGGATCTTAGTTAATGTCTGCATTCTCAATCTCCTTACTGTCAGTTTCTATAGAACGAAATACTTGTGCGGTACCTTTGTTTATACGGGGTTCAATCAGACCGGGCTTGACTCGTGCGAGTCGGGTCATGTCATGACGTTTGAAGATACCGAGGTACTCATCACGTTCTTTCTTGAGTTGGTTGGACTTCTCAGTCAACTCTCCTACTGCCTTGAGTTGATTCTGTAAGTTGTTTTCTGCTCGTTCTCTAGACTTCTTTTCAGTCTCCAGTGCTTGTTCCATCTGCATCTGGTTTGTTTTGAGAATAGCATTATTGGATTCTAACTGGGCGATTGCTTTCTCGGCTTTCCCGAGAGTCACTGTGTGGTATCCCCATCCTGCGCCCGCAAGTAGAATAATGAGGGGTAACATCTTTAACATTCCAAACATCATTTGACCTTTTTTATTTGATAATTAAATGGGTGTTGAGTATTCATTTCAAACGCCTCACCTGAACTTAGTACTCCCTTGAGACACTTTGAGTTAATCTTATCTATACGTTTAAAAGAGTACTCTGCCTTAGATGACTCATCCCGCCAGATAAAAACTTCCCACTCATTAGTAAAAAGTTTGACTATAGGACTAGCAATCGAATGTAAACTTGAGGAGACAATCCTCAATAATCCTTGCCATATTTTCTTCATTTTCTTCGCGTTCCTTATAATATTCATACATTTGTGTTCTATGATGAGGAGGTAACTGGTGGAACTCTATCCACTCCTCTGGTTTCATGAACTTCTTTGCAGGGTAACTTACTTCAAGACCAATTTCAAAGTATGGTTGATCCGTGATCAGGTCAATCTTCTCTTCGAGGTTGCCAGATACAGCAACGCACCCCGTCATTATCAGAGATAATATCAGGAGTGCGTACGTCTTCACTTGTTCCTACGAACCCTTTTCCCTGCAACTTCGATATAGTTACGGGTAAGTGGTTTAGTCTTACGTTTCTTCTTAGGCATCATGTCTGCTGTGTCATGAGGTATACCCGCATCTGCTGCGGTCATCGCATCTTCATACATCTGTTTAAAGGTTTTCATTTCCTTAAAACACCAAACACAACGCGATACCGATCAGTACACCAATACCTTTGTGTACCCACGTCATCTCGTATTCGGTCATGTTGTAGTGAGTCTGGAGACGCCATTGGCGATCTTCGTGCCACAATTTGATTTTCTTTAGAATGTTCATCGGGTTATTTCTCCTAGAGTAATATACAATGAGTGTCCTGTATTTATGTGTTCGACACAATAGATTCTGTGTCCTAGTACACTTCCTACAGGGAAACAACCATCTTTTACTCTTATTGTGTCGTTTCTTTTTGCGATTTCTGAACACAACATGATGTCCAGTTTGTTTTCATTAAGACGATAGACACCTTGACCTAACTCTCCATCATCGTTAATATACCACTTAGAATCTTCTTCAAGTAATTCAAAATCCAAATCAGAGTTTGCAATGATTTTGTCAATAGACTTATCACTCATACCGTACGTTTCCTTGATCAGAAACAATGCAGCTGCATAGGATGCGAGTTTACTCCCACCGCCAGGCACTTTGTTCAGTAGACGTTTGACATTAAATACTAGTCTCATGAACGTACTGTATGCATCTTTCTCTTCTGTAGTCTTGATCTTCTTCGACTTATTCCGGACACCCTTATCATCGATCAAACCTAATTTGAACGCATCGGTATCTTCCCAAGGTGTTGTCAACATCTTGATGAATCGAAATGTGTAGTAGAGATCACCTGCTCTTGATGCTAGTGACATTATATTTTCCTCAGTTCTTCAACGATCCTAGGATCCATTGGGGTACTAGCATATTTAGTGTTTTCAATATGTCTAAGATAGATCAAAAAGGGTTTTATTATTGACCAGTCACTCTCACTAGGGATCTTGAACTCTAACATCCGAAGACCCGCATCCACTCCAAAGACGTTGAAGATAACAATGAGGTGGTTGAGTAGGAGATTGACAGGGGGACTACCGTTATCATTGTAACGGGTAATGAGACGTTTAATGTATTTAAAACGTTTTAAATCTTCATAGAACTCTTCTGCATCCACACATCGTGGGCTGTAATAGTTCCGTATTGCGAATAACTCAAAGGTAGAGTCTTGTAGTTCATCAAACAAATGCATATAGTGGGTTCCGAATCTCAACTGTATGGTACTATCTATACTGTAAAACTTTCCCCACAACCACACTCACCAGATTGGTTTGGATTAGAGAACTCGAAACCTTCATTGAGACCCCTTTTGACCCAATCTAATTTTGTACCATCAAGATACACCAGACTCTTGGAATCGATAACTACTTTAAACTGATCAAACTCTGAGACATTATCATCGTCTTCAATATTGTCCGCAAACTCTAGAACGTATGATAATCCCGAACAACCGGTAGTTTTGACTCCTAGACGTATGCCAATACCTCTAGAACGTCCCTGTAGTTGATCTACGACACGTTTCTCTGCGGTGGGGGTGAGAGTGACACTCAAGTGAAGACACAGAGATCAATAAGTTCTGCGACAGCTCTTTTCTTTTTTATGTCTTTAACTGCGGCTTGAATGGCATCCTCAGCGAGTACTGAACAGTGAATCTTCACGGGCGGTAGTGCCAACTCTTCTGCGATCTGAGTGTTCTTGATTTGTGCGGCATCATCGACATGTTTACCTTTGACCCACTCAGTTAAGAGAGAACTGGATGCAATTGCTGAACCACAACCGTAAGTCTTGAACTTAGCATCCTGAATGATACCTTCTTTAGATACCTCGATTTGCAGACGCATAACGTCACCACAGGCAGGTGCACCGACCATACCAGTGCCGACATTTTCAGCAAACTCATCCATACGACCTACATTACGTGGATTCTCGTAGTGATCTATTACTTTCTCTGAGTATGCCATTAACTAAGTTTCCTTTGAATCCATTTGAATAGTGCGTAGATACTTAGACCGTAGAAGGCCAATACACTCATGGGTAATGCGATATAGATGAGTTCCCACGGAGACAAGAATAATATTTCCCATGTGAACTGTGCTACTGCTTCTGCGTCACCCAGTTCTGCAACATCATCGAACTCACATTCGTCCATTGGTCTAATCCGCTAGTGGGTTATCGAGTACTTGTTGTATTTTCTTGGTGAGTCTGTCTTCGAGAGCTTCGATTTGTAGTCGAGTATCGTTTTGTAGGGACTCTCGTTTCGTGTCAAACTTCTCATTCGCACGGTCTATCTGACCTTCCACCTTTTCATTCATGTCCCTTACAGTGGACGAGAATCGGTCTACACGTCTTTCCATGCGGTTAAAATCGTCTCTTAGGTCATTCTTGATTGATCGAGAGTAGTCGATTGCCTCATCGAGTTTGACTTCGATCACTTCGTTACGTGCTTTGATATCACCTACGTCAATGTTCTGAACAATTTCTTTCATGTCCATATAGTCTTTGTAGAACTCAAAACCAGCCCACGATGCTCCACCTAGTGTAGACAGTGCGGTAAATGCAATCGCCATCATACCACCCTGAAACTTTATTCCGGCAATTTCTATTTCTGCCATTTTTGACCTTCCTAGTTATCGTCACTTTCTGCGAACTTGAGGTTTCTTAGATTATAGACCTCTTGTTCTAGTTTGCGAATCTCCAGTTCCCTTGCTTTCAACTCCAATTGATACAACTTATTACAATCTAACCTCTTCTTGGGCGCCCCAAGAGGAATGGTTATCTTTGCATATACACCAACGTCTCTCACGAATCCGTTGGGATCGTATCCGTCAGGGTCTACCCCAACGTTCTGTTGATTAAAGTTCTGTCCATATGGATCGTTTTGGTTTAACACACCTACCACACCAAACTCAACATTAGTCGCAGAACCAATAGCCTGTGAACACTCAAATTGCCCTGCCCGAACTCTGTCGGACTGATAACTCTGTGATGAACTAGGTAACGCCATATTGATTGAGTTTGATTGTGCCCAAACGGGTACACTAGTTATCATCAAAAGTATCATTACTAAAATACTTCTCATTTTATTCTCACTTTATCTTCGAACAGATTCTCGAATATAACATAGGTTTTGTTGATTTGTTCTGAAGGGGTCTAGACTTAGAACACACATAAACCACACGGTCTTTATCTTTGGCCCTTATGTATATATCTATCTTCTTTTGCTTCTGAAATCCTATCTGAACTGTGTTTTTTGCGACACTATTAGTGGTAATCGCAAACGGAACGTCTGTCCAGTCTTCTTCGTGTACCGATAATTGGTAGTATAAGATATCGTTACGACTGTTGAACAGTCTCATCTCTGCCTTGTAAACCGCAGGGATATGAGATAGTTTCAATTTGGGATAGGTAGGAGTCCACTCGTGGGCACTTGCGTACCCACTCGTGGTTGTAAACATTATTAAAACGAATGCACGTGTTAATCTATTCATCATTATATCTCTCATTTAAACTCTAATATCGAAAAGTAATCCTTTACGTCTGTACTTATATCCGTATTTCAACATTAAAAAACGTGCACGATTCTTACAGAGCAATGCACTCGGCAATCACAGCAGACTGGTATTGTCCGCCAGGATATGCACGACCTACGCCGTATATCGCCTCAGAATCAATCTTGAACCATGTAGATCCAGCAACGGTGAGACTGATCTCAGTTACGTTGTTGTACTCTATCTTATCATTATCATAGGCACTCATTGTGCTGTCTGATACTTGATCTACGGAAACGTCTCCTGTCCAGTATACAACGTCAGTTAGTGCGGGGCTCTCTGTGAATGTCTCAGGGTGGGTTATTACTGCTTTGTAATAACTTGCCTGAATCACATCAAATCGCACAACTGGTCGAACACCGCCATCAGCAGGATCAGTGCTCAGAGTACCGGGCGCAGGGTTACCAAACACCCCACCGATATCCTGAGTAACTACACACTTGCTTTCTACAGAACCGGAAACTGGTATCTGTGTGTTCGCGTATGCAGTATTACCTAAAACCATCAATAACAATAATACAAAAGTTTTCTTGAACATTACGTTCTCCCTTTTTTTACTACTTCTTATTTGCATACTGTAAATCAATTAATTCTTGGTGCTTTAGATCTTGCGCCAAGCCAACTCTCAATCCCTTTCTACTTCTGGGGAGTTTAGCATCCTTCAACACTACTGTGTCTTCGTATGTTCCCCCGTCTATAGAATATGTGTATCCAACTGGTATTCCTTTTAGTTGGACTAAACTATTGTGCAATGCAATCTGTTCAGCACTAAACTCGTTCTCTAATGAAATACCGAGAAGTTGTTCTAGTCTTGCATCAGACTCTTCTACACCCTCTGCAATCTTACGGCGTTCACGGCGATCCTCTTCTTCGTCCTGTGCTCGCATATTTGCCTTTCTATCTAACTCTGCCTGAATATAATCCTCGTCCAGTGGATCAGTTATCTCCATCGCCTCGTTAACGACTGCCATGGGATCTTTATAGCCCGGACATGTGGGGTTAGACTGTGGATCGAAACATGGATCAAACTGATATCCATAAACGACTTCCGTGTCGACTACCGATCCTTCTCCTTCAACTTCTATAGATCCTCTACCCCAAAAATCAATTGGTATTAGAGGTACTGGAACTGACTTAGTGATTGAGTTTCCACCCACACCACTCCAGTCGTCCGTCTCTCGGAAGATGTATCCATCTCCTCGTGCGTTCTCGTTCTGCACGTGGACTAACATATCATCTTCTGTATTCTTAACCGTTGTATAACGATAGAATACATTATTGACCTGCAATCCTGCCTGTTGAGGTAGGATATTGGACATTACCCAGTTTAAAGCATCGTCACGTGCGGCGTTCCCCGTAATACCATATGTGGTATCAGAGTAACAAACCGAGCAATAACAAAGCAACCCCACCAACACCAGCAGCTGTCTTTTTACCATTACTCATGCCCTCCTCGGCAACATCTTCGCCTTCTAATTCTGCGAGTTCCCACGCAGTCTTTGCGTCATTACCGATCTTACCGTCCTTTGGACAGGGAGTACCAGCATTCATCATAGCGTCAAAAACCCTACGATCGGTACACATGACCGATACGGCAGCCACTTTCATCCCCATGTCATAGAGAGTCTTAGCGTTCTTTAACCGTTCGCAATTGTCGTCCGTGATTTGTGTTCCGGTACTAATACCCAATATTTGAGTCTGTACCGCACCCGCAACACCGAATGTACATAGATCCGAGTTGGAGGTGTTAATCGTAGGTGTGATCGCTGAAGCTGGAGGCGATTTCAACGTAGTCGTGGACTCCGTCTTAGAACTAACCGTGCTATCAGTCGTACTATCTGTGTAGATAATATCCAGCGGTGTTTCATCTTCGGTGTTATCCTGTGCAGATACACAAAGGGATAACACCATCAATGGGAGTATGACAATATATTTAAACATAATTTAACCATCCTTTAAGTGACAATAATTTATACACCTCAGTATATATATGCAATTATCGTACCAATCTCTAATTTCTCAAATGTTACTATTTCCTAATCAAAACATTCAAAATTACTTTTTACCACCTGCGTAGGCTTGTCCACCAAAGAACGCAGCGACAATTGCGGCAACTGATACAAAGTACGTTGCAGCCATATCACCTAGTATCTTAGATGCACCATCCAGACCAATCAGATCTGCGATGACTACTGCGAAGGGGTATAGTAGAAGACCAAATAAGGCAAACCACGTCATGCTTCTTTGTGCATCACGCATTGCGTCTTGATCTTCTAACTCTCTTCGCTTAAACTCAAGATGCATCTCAAGTTCTTCTTTCGAAATATGTCCATCACCATTAGTATCAGCACCGTCAAGTATATCGGAGTCGATTGTCTTATGGTCAGCCATATCAGTCTTCCTTGAGTTCCTGTGGTGCAAATATTGCGGGAGACTCGTGCCAAGTCTGTTCCGCTTCCGTTAGTTCTCTTTCTGTCGCAGGTGCTTCATGCAATGTGCGAGGTGTAACCGGTCTCCAGTCAGGCTTTACTGCTTTCTTTTTCTTCGCCTTTACTGGTTTAGGGTTTCTTGCCTCGTGCCACTCTGCGATGAACGCAGGGGACAACTTCTGAGACTTGAGAAGTTCACCCGTAGTAGGATGAACCCAACCAGTTAGAGTAGGTATTGAGTTCTTAGGTTCTGCCATTACTTCGTTCCTCCTTTAACAATCTTCTTATCACCGTTAGACAACTTGTCACTCGCACTACGAGGACTTGCAGGTTTGGTTACTTTACCTGCCTTTGATGCATCATCGTGACCTTCTTCTTCAGGTGTGATGTCTGCTTCTTCAGGACTACCTACACTGTTATCTTTTGCCATGTCCTGTGAACCCTTACCCTTGAACTTGTCAAGAGCACTCTCACCAGACTTCTTCTCACGCTTCTTCTCATCCAAAGCAATCATGTCAGACAACATATCTGCGATTTGTTCTGCAAACAATTCCATCTCTTCAGGAGTGTAAGACTCTTTCTTACCTGCACTTGCCATCGCCTTTCTTGCGAGGTGACGTGCACGATTCTTATCCTTGACAACGTTTCCAAAACGATCCTTGGTTACTTCACTAGACTTCTTGTAAGGGCCATCGAAAGGAGGTTTCTTACCTGCATGGATATGAGACTTCTCTTTAACAATTGTCAGATTTTCGACAGGTACGAGTTTCTCCACACCATGTTCAAACATTACTGTGTAGTGAGTAACGATACCTGTACCGTCTTCTTGTTCTACCAGAGTATGTTCACCAGCGAGACACTCTCCAAAACCCCACTGTTCTGAAGTCACGTGAGTCGCACAATCGTGCTTCAACGCCTTCTTAGTGTTGTCTTGGTCAAGATCCTTCTCATCGATCTTCTTCTTGTCACCCTTCTGGGCACGAGAACAATCAGGTTCGTGATTCTCCATAGAACCGCCACACTCTGGACACTTTTCCATCTTGTCCTTATCTTCGTTTGTGACCGCCTTAGAGATCGCCTTACGGCGTTTATGCAGATACTTGTCCGTAGAGTCAGTATCTCCGTCATTGTCGAGATCCTTATCTTTACGGTCGTCAAACTTCTTTTTAACCGCATCCTTATTGACTGGATCTAGGTTCTTCTCAGTTACCTGTGACCAGAGATCTGCCATCTTGTTATACAATTCTTTGTTCATTTTTTTTCTTCTCCGATCAAGAAATAAATTGAGTTAGTGCGGCACCTATCACTGTAGCAACGATACCAATTAGTACCCATGCGAACTTTTGCATGATTGCAACTTTTTCCACGATAGTTGTCACGTGTTTTTCTATATTGTCTATCTTTCCAGACAGACGATTCATTCGTTCGTGCTGCTCCGCACGTCTTGTTTCTAAATCTTCGATTTTTTCTTCCACCCTGGCAAGTTGAATTATCGATTCCGACATTTTGTCGATTTTATCTTCAATCCTCATCATTCTGATTTGTGCTGTTTCGTTAACCATTACCACGCCTTACACGACCAATATCGCGCCTTGTCTTTTGGGCCCGGATTGTCGCAGTTATGACGTGCCCTGAATGATTTTCGACGGCCAGGAATATTCTTCTTGATCGTCATGTTTTTGTCACCAAAGTTGACTTTCTTTGCCTTACCGTCACCATCTGGATCAACATAAACCTTGGACTTTTTTACATCTCCAGACATAGGTTTATTTAGAGGAACTTTCTTCCCCTGATATGTCGCTTCACTGCAATGTTGTTTAAACGATTTCATGTCTCTATTTATACCTTCTATGAATCCAGACCTATTTTGAACCTTCGTTAGATCGACCGACTAACTGCCAACCATCTTTCTTCATTCGGTCAGCAGTCGCACCGTCAACCGTACGGGTGTAAGTCCCTTTCTTAACAGTGTACACCTCTGCACCTTCTTCAACTTCAACCGACTCCTTACTTTTCTGATATGCCTTGTACTCTTTACGTCTTTCAGCATCTTTCTTCTTCTCGGCAGGAGTCATTTGAGATACTGCTTTACGTGCTTCTCTCATCTGACTGAATGTCATATTTTCCTTGACAGACTCGTTCTTCCAACCACCACCAGCGGCTTTATACTGTTTAGCTGCCCATCCGTTTGCATATGCTGAGGGATATACGTCAAACTTTGCCTTTGCCTGCGACTTAAACTTAGACCAGAGTGAGGGGTTCGTTGGTACACTCTTCTCATCGAGGTATTCTTCTTTCTGCAAGTCTTTCATCTTCTGCATAGAGACGGGTTGACCTGCCTTGGAGACGATACCGTTCATACCTTCCTTTCTCTTCTGAGCGAGGAACTTCTCTGCCTCACCCTGAGTTCGGAACTTAGTTTGTAAGATTGTCCCTCTCTTTGACTTTGCATAACTGACTACAAACTGTTCATTCATTACTGACTCTTTGATACCGTTTTTCTTTCTCCAACCCAAAACAGTTTCAGCATCATTGACTTCGTCTGCATACTTCCCCGCTTTCTTTCCGTTGGGGTTTGCTTTGACGGCAGCGGCTGCATCTTTCCTAATGTACATCAATTGTGATTTTGGTAAGTTCCAGAATCTATCGTTTTCGATACGAGCGCCGTTCCTAGGTCGTCCATCACCCATTTTCCAATTGGTCTTTTCTTGCATTTCTACTGATTCCTTTTTATCTGTTTTTACCATAATGGGTTTGTTACCTGTGCCGGGTCTATCGACTTCAGGGTCTGCACGTCTCTTTCTACGTGCACTGGACGCACGGTCTTTCTTCTTCATACTATGTGCTTTGTCTCGGGGCATACACTTGGGTTTACCTTCGTCAGGTTCTCTTGCACAATCACCCTTAATATCTCCATCGGTACCTACACGAACCCAATCACCTTTCTTACCTTTACCAAACCACTTACGGAGATCTTCCATACGCAGTCTTGGTTCTCTTCTATTGTAGTGTTGCGTCACAATAGAGAGATTTGACTTGTCGTTGTTCATAGGATTGTTATCCTTATGATGAACGTCTTTCTCATCGGTTAGGTCTTTACGACCCCTCAATGCACGGCGTGCCGCATTCCTTGCAGCACGTCTCTTAATTTGTTCGGGGTCGGAATGATAGTTGGCATACTCTTTGGCATAGTCCCTACCTTTGTGTTTCACAACCCCTTTCTTTGTATCTTTCTTACGGTCTCGCATCACTGCGGACTTGTTTGCCTTGTGGGCATTCTTTGCTACTGGATTATTTTTCATTATGATTTTCTCTCGATATACCATACTGTACCGGACGAACTGGTGTCAGTACGTACGTTGTATTTACTACCTACTGCTTTCTTAACAAGTCGACCATACAATCTCTCCCTTCCCTGTAAACTTTTATCCGTCTTACTTGTGCCGGGTTTCTTGGCAGCCGACAGATTCATGTACTTGGGATTTTCTATTCTTACGAAATCTTTTAACAACTTAAAAACAGTTGCCATGATCTTTAATGCATCACCTTCACCCGTCATTCCTTGGTCTTTCTCATTACGTACAAAGTTTATTTCCCAATCGAGTTCGTCATAGTCATCAATATGATCATTCGCTTCCATGTCTACATTAACCTTTCCACCATCGTCAAGGTTAAACGTAGAGCGATACTCCCATTTCCCTGTCTTCTTCAATGTTGCAGGGTAAGTCCTATCTAATGATTCGTCTAGTTCTCTAAACGTTATCATTTCTTATTCATCCTCATCACCTTTTGCGTCCCAAAAGGATTTACTTAATTCACCTTTGCTTGTATCACCAGTTTCACCAACTCTACGAACTTTAACATACATTAGGTGAACACCGCCACTGGCTGAGGTAAATGTTCTAATTCCAGATGCCGTTGTTCCGTTTGCAGCAATGCAATCTGCTGCCGTGGCTGCATTATCATATTCCCAATCGGGGTTATTTGGAATTGCTACCCATGCCATTACTTTTGACTTCCTTTAATATCTTCGTTCGTCTTAGGTTGAGTCTTACGAGCGATCGCATTGGCACGTGCAATACGAGCGCGATCAAGGATACGATCGTGTTTCTTTGCATCCGTATCCTTCTCACGTGCGATCCTTTCACGTGCGCGATCAAGAGCATCTTCCTTGATCATTTGTTCCGCCATGGACGCAACTTTACCTAACTCACGTGCATCAAAACCTGTGATGCCATATTTCCTCATGACCTGTTGTGCATGGTATGCTGCGCCATGTCTACCAGTCTTGTCCTTCTCCATCTCTTTCCGTACAAACTTTGCAATTTCTTTGTACTTTTTGGACTTGATTGTCTTCGCCAACCAGTGTTTGATCATTGATGGGGTAGACATTTCGTTGAGATCCTCGTATGATTCAGGTAGGGTCGATTCATACTTTAACTCGGGATCAGGAGATTTGAATGCTTTCTTACGCATTATTGTTTTGTTAACAACTTCGAACTCACCGTTCTTCCAGTTGATCACTACAGGTAGGTTAAGGTCAGACTGCATGTCCTTGAGGATCGCTTCTTTGTTCGCGTTCTTCTTGATCTTTCTACCTTTGTTGTCTGCCATCTTCTTGAACAGACGTTGTAACTCTGCAACGGTGATTGCGGGTTTGTTTCTCTTATCATTCATACGATCTTTGAAGTGTCGAGTGAACTCGATATCTACATCGAACTTATTGAGTAGACGATCTGCAAACTTCTCTAGATCGTTTAGTTCCTTCTGAGACACGTCTTCTTTGACTCCACGTCTCTTACGTAGTAGATCTTGTGCACGGTTAATGCCAGGCGTCATCTTAACTGCCTTCTTAACTGCGGCGGGAGTACCTTCTTCGGGTTGTCTCTTGGTAGTTACCAATACACCCTTCTTGACAATCGGTGACTCTTCTACTAGTTCTACGTTCTCGATCCACTGACGGGATACACTACCCTCATCTAATGCAACGATAACATAGTTGGTACCTAGACGATGGATCTGTCCAGACTTACCACCTTTGATCTTTACGTTGTCACCCTCTACGAACAACTCACCCTCGATGTACTTCTCACGTGCCTCTGATACGGGTTCTAGACTTAATCTGTTCTTGAACTCTTTAGTCTCTTTGAGACCCATACCAGTACGCACATCATTGAACAACCTCTTTGCGTCACGGTTGGACATCGATGTTGGTACACCCTGAGAGAACAACGTGAAGTCATTCTCTTTGGCATTCGCTCTCTGTTTGGAGGCAGACATACCTGTCAAACCTTCCGCATCAGGATCACGATCACCAGACGAGATAATAGTAATCTTCTCGAAGTTATAGAATCCGTGACGACCCTTGACGTTGTTGTACTTCTTTAGGAGAGTTTCGAACTCTGTGAGACGGTCTGCACCAACGACCATATTGATTTTGTTGAATCCTTCATTGTGCAACTTGACTGCAACATCAAAGACGGTACGAGAACCTTTGTCTGATATGATGCTCCGTGCATGTTTTGGAAACATTTTACGTACATGTTTAATCTTCTGGTCATAACTCAAAGGATTCTTTCTTGCATCCTGAGTCTGTGACAGGTAGATTTTGTAAGGGGATTTTCCTGACTTCGCGGACATGGTGTTCATTAACTTACCATGACCTGTCGTAGGAGGGTTCATTCGGCCATAAGTGAAGAATACTTCTCTTTCTTCTTCGACCAAATATTGTTTAAATGAGGGTAACATTATGATTTTCTATCCTTATCACTTTGACGAACTGAAGGTAACAACTTACGTGCAATCGCAGTTACGCGAGAACCCATCTTCTTGACTCGTTTTTCAATTTCTCCACGGCGTTGAGGAGTGAGGTCACCACGACCGGCATCCTTACTGAACTTTTTGAATAGTTGATTACGTGCTTGTTTAGTCGCACGTTTCATGAGAGTGTCTTTGGTTGCAGACTTCTGCATTGCTCTCTTACGTGACATCTTGAGTCTAGACTTGTTGCGTTTCATCGCACGTGCAAGTGCACGTCTGCCTTGGAAACTCAAGACTTCGTTTTGTTCAGAGTCTTCCGCCCAGAAGGGATCTTTACTTTCCTCAGTATCCTGTTTTTTACGCTTCTTAGCGTTCTTGGATATCTGACCGTCCATGCCCGGCGTATAGTCTACTGTCAAAAAATCTTTGAAATTAAGTGGTTTGGCCACTTTGTCCTCCGTCTCTACCATTGGTTAAAAATATAAAGTGGGATAAGTCTAAGACAAATACCCCTTTCACTAACTGAGTTTGTAGTATTATTTATACAACTTCTAATCTTGAATCAATACAACTTTGCGAATGGGCCAAACAAATCTCCTTTTTTCTGTGCGAGATACCCCAAATCGGTTAGTGCATTGTTCATCTGATTCTGGTTTGTTATTGAAAATATTTCATTCAGTATATCGATCTGCATCAACTTACTTAACGCAACATCTGCTTTCCCCTTATCAAACACGATAGTCATATTAGCAACGAACTGATCTACAGTGTTAATCTCAAAGTCAACCTTTCTGGTGGCTTGGAGTTTTTTGAATCGTTGGGTATGCGTATCGATGTCATCCAGAAACTCTTGAGTGGTGGTTGGATAGTTTCTCCAACGTCTCCATCTCTGACTCTCCAGTCCTTGTCTCTGAAACAATGCGGATGCCATATCTAGTGGAACCTTACCGAGTCGTGCCGACTGTGCACTGATATCAGTTCCTTCTATCTTGAGGTTTGCCTTACCCGCTTCGTTTTGTCGGATCTGGAACTTGATCTCTTGTTTGGAGGATCCAATGAACACCAGAGAATCTGTTTTACGGAAGTTGTTTCCTTGGAGATTGAGGGTACAGTCTGCCTTTTGGAACCGGAAGAGATACTCGTCACCGTCAAACACATCCTGAGAGTCTAGGTTTACTAGTTCCCACTTCGCTTCCTTTCCGGACATCAACTTTAGGGAGATACCAACCACCTGTCTGCGTTTAAACATCGCACGGAGGATTGTATTGAACTCCTGTAAGGATGTGCTGTTGTCTCGGATCTTAGAGTCTAATTCTCTCTTGACCCTTTCTAGATCAGACACTAACCATACGTCCGCAGGGTTCCATGTGTCCTTCTTGGAGATCTTATACAACTTCTGACAGGTCTCAGTGATGTAATCCATGAACCCACCGTCACGTGAGTAGTGACTGTATGACGTTTGTCCCACCTCACGATAAGTTGTCAATTGTTGTTGAAAGATTGTATCTTCCCAAGTCTCGTTCATCTCAGGATAGATCTCTAGTAGTTGATCGCGGTACAACTGGTAGAATTGTTTCTGGTTTTGGTAACCGTTGTTCTCAATACTCTTTTGTATTGCAAACAAAGATGCGTTCTCTTGCATCGCAGTGGTCTTTGCATTAGAACCACCACCACCGGTGAATTGACTCTTCTCTATCTCAGACCATTTGTAACCATTGAACAACGGTACAAACTGTGCGGATACTTTCAGAGTGGTTCCTATGGTTCCCTCATTCTTTTGTTTAACTGCTTGTAGAAACTCCTTGACAGTAGGAGACTCCACGATCACTTGATTCGATCGATCGGTCATTAGGAGTGGTTTTCCATTTGCAATAATATCCGCAACCTTACCGATGTAAGGTTTCTCGAACGTTATATATTTTCCACCAGCTAGTCCAGCCATGCGTATTCCCTCTTTGGTAGTTACTATTTATAAGGAATTGTACGCAAAAAAAAGGACGCTGTCAAGCGTCCGAAGAGAGAGAATGGAGCGGAGAGTAGGAGTTTCACCTACCTTCTTTGGGGGGAACCCATAGACCCAATAACTGGCCTCCGCATTATTTGGTGGTTAACAATGTAACAAAGTTGGCATAGTCGTCACGTGCTTGATCAGTACACAGATCATTCCAGACGTAACTTGCGTCCATAACTTCTAACAACTGTATCGCTTCAACCTTCCATGTTGACCAGAAATCCTTATCGTGTTCTCTGATACTAGGTGCGTTGTGCATCAAGTCACAGATCTTAACCATACGTAGTTCAGGGGGTGCAGAAGCCAACCTCGCACGATCCAATTCTTTACGTTTAGCGCGGTTACCGACAAACTCAGGAGGTTTAGTCAGGTACCATACGTACTCTGCAACCTTATCACCAAACTTTTGTTGGATCTCTTCTTGAGTAACATCGGTGTCTTCTACAGTGTCATGAAGATAGGCAGAGAACACCAAGTCAGGGGTGGGTTCCTTCATTGAAATGAAAACGTTTTCTGCAACTGCGAAACAATGTTCGACATAAGGTTCACCAGTGTACTTTCGCACTTGTCCTTCATGTGCATGAATGGTGAACATCTTAATCTCTTCTAAACTAACCATAGATACTCCGTGAAAATAACACCTGACCGTTTTCGTAACCTCGAACCGGTCGTCCGTTTTGGGTAATCACCGCAGTGAGATCCCGATTACTATTAACATTATAATCTAATTCGTAGTCCATGGCAACAGCTGCCGCCTTATAATTGTTAAAGTTTTTAACATGAACAACACCATCGGAACGTTGGAAGTGCAACTGAAATCGTTTCAACTCCTCTTCCTCAGTTGCATACTGGTAGTAGTCAGTCGCGAGTTCAGAACAGAGATCGAGGGTGACACGTTTGACACGTCTCTCCCCAGTCTCGTCAAGGATATACCGGCGAACTTCTGCCGGTATTTGGTCGTAGGAGTTGTAAGTAACTTCTTCCATTATGCTACCTCCGCCATTTCTAGTGCGAGGTTCATCGCCTTGAGTTTCTTCGCTTGGTTTGAACCGAACCATGCAGACTGCATACGAGTGTCGTTTGAACGTCCCAACTCGTGGTCAGTCATGTAAGTTACAGCGTTCACTGCGTTCCACCATGAACCCATCGCCATCTCTGCGCCAGGTTGTGTCTCCAGTACATCGAACGTACGTTGTGCAGAACGAGACAGGTCAATGTAATCCATAACCGACTTCTCTTTCGCAGGGAAGATTGCGTTGAAGTACTGAATCAGATCTTCTGCCTTAGTCTTCTTCTTTGCGAGGAATCGTGCAGCTTCTTTGTACTGGTCAAACTTCTCGTGGGCGATACCCAACTGATCTTTGACCAACTGTGGATCAAACGCACGGCGGTGGTTAAGTGCAACTTCGTTCTTTGCGTTCGCACTAAGTGACATAGTCAAAGTGTTGTTACACACTACACGGATCGGAGTGAACCGTACGTTGATTGACTTACCGTACTGGTGAGGGTTAGAGAACAGAAGGTAGGAATCTACCTGATCTTCACCCAACACGTTGAACGACTCGTTAACCTTCGCAAGTGCCCATACCATCTGACCACCCTTCAAAGAACCCGCAGTGTGCATTTCCATGTCACCTGCAAGGCAGTACTCGTTGAAGAACTCAAACGCTTCGTGGTTCTGGACTGGATTCCAACCCTCACCCACAGACGGGGCAAGAACCTTGTTGTCAGTCGAACGAATCAACGCAGAAGTACCGGTGGCGATCAGATCGTCATCAGCAGGAGCTGCGTATGTTGGAACCTTTTTGACTTCCCAGTCACAACCTGCCTTCTCCATCATTTGACGGGGAGACAGATCAGCAGGAACACGTTCACCTAGACCATGCCAAGGCACCTCACCAACGTATGCCATTTGCGCTTGACCGTTTACCATTTCAATTTCATGACTCATAATTTTCTTCCTTTCTCTCAGTGTTTAATATGTGTATATTATACAACGTTTTCATAATAAAGGCAACAACTTTCTTAGAACATTTTGGAATAAAAATCAGGACGGTAATACCAAACCTGATACCACCTGACGATATTCTTTTGCGACCTCTGCCGCAGTCTTCACCACGAAAGGTACCGCAGACTTATTGAACTTAACTCGTTTCGGATCTTTCTCACCACTCATACAAACCGCAGGCAAGAATGCGTACTGACCTTGCTGTTGTGCAGGCATCAACAAACGAGGGTCTTCTATAAGATATGAATCAGATGCCTCATCATGGAACTTACCTACAAACTCACCCGTGAGGGTACATACTGATACAATTTCACCTTTCTCGAACATTACAATTTCCTTTGAATTAAAACATTATATAGACTATCTTTTCAGCAGTGCTCTACCTGCCTCAAAGAAGTCACGTTGTTCACGCATTTTCTCCATGCGATCCTTTGATGCAACCCACTTATCGAACGTCAGGGGTTGACGTGGTTCCCCACAGGCGAGTTTACGTCTCTTAAACTCTCGCTTGAGAACCTTCTTTTCTTTAGTACCCATGAAGGCACCGACCAACTCAAGAACACACTGACGGAAAGAACGTCCGTGATGCATGTTACCCAAACAGTGAGCCATCTCATGGAGTAGAATGTATTTGTTCATACCAGTGATCTGGCACAACGTGATAGTACGCCCGTCAGTGAAACCTGAAAGGGACTTGTTACGACTGTTCATGCCAACAATACTTGGAGTCGCGTTGAAGATCTGACCCACGTCATTCTCGACAGAGTCTTGCCACAACTTAGACCACTTCTTTGTTTTGTAAACACGTTTCGCAAACTTGTTCGCTTCTTCTATAGACTCGAACTCAGGGATATTGCACTCAGTCATGAAACTGTGTTCAGAGGCATAAGTCTTTTTACGTTCAGAATCACGGTAGGAACGAGAGTCCCCACCCTTGTTTTGATTCGCACGGTGCTTCACCAGATACGTATTGTACTTGTGTTCTAGTGAATCGTAAACGGGGTGTTTAAAGAAATTATAGTCCGGCATGGTCACCTCCAGTCATTCCGACCCAAGCGTACGCAGGGTTTTTACAGAACATTCCGATCTCATCGAAACCTAGGATACAGAATCCTTCAGCAGGATCGGTACCAACTTCGTACTCGACTAACTCATAACCGGTACGGAACTGGCGAACAGTGGTAATATCAACAGGGATCACTTCAAACTCTTCAATCATTAACTTACTCTCTCATCACAATAGGGTACTATTATCTCATATCTGGCGGCTAATGGCACGTTTTATTTTGAAAATAAACCGGTATTTTGTCACTAATCTCGACCCAAATGAGGAAACCGGTCACGTGCCTCTTGCATGGATAAGACCTCCCAGTCCTCGATATCAGTGCGGAACATCTGAAGTCGACTCAACCATTCATATAGATTGGGCAACATGTCAGATCGCATCACACGACCTCTGGCGTCTATTACGATACCCATTATGAGTACCTCACGTTCTTTTTCAAAGACCACTTCTCGATGACGGGGTTACCGTATTCATCTTCGTCAGTCACAATGTAAGCAACGGTCTTTTTGACATTGGCATAACGGTAACCTTGATCACCGACAGAACCAACCCAGACCCTATGGGGGTAACAACACCAGTCTTCACACCCTTCTTTTCTGTCAGGATTCTCAGAGTATTCAAAGTAGTTACCCACTTCTTTCTCAGTGAAACATCCAACAGGATTCTTTGCATGAGTGTAGTACATTACACATTCTCCACAAAATGAATCCCGATTGGACTACCGTTCACAGAACGATGACCCGCAGGTTTGATGTCTTTCAACTTCCACCACGTCTTGGTGGTATCGTCTCCGACCCAACGGATACAAACCTCTTGGAGAGGGTAGTTGATTGAGAGGATTTTACCCTCTACAGTAGGATGCATGGCACCCCAGTTTGCTTCAACCTCACGACCGAGGATCTCTTCACGACAGAAGTCTAGGATATCATACATTGATGTAGTCCTCCAGTTGAGGGCGGGCGATAGGATTGTCACTAGTCTGCCAAACGAAGGCGTTGTAATCTCGAAACATTCTCATAAAGAAGTCATTCTCTTGGTACGCAGCTTGCAGAACTCTAGACTCATCTTGACCTTTCGTATAGGCACGGTGGTCATCGGACATCATATATGTCCAGTCATGTTTCTGAAGAAGCTTGAAGAATTGTTCGTTGGTCATAAAAAAAGTCTCTCTCATCATTGAATACAGGAGTATTATCTCACGTTTTCACAACAAAGTCAACACTATTTTTAGACTGTTTTGGAATAAAAAACTCGATTCTTATAACTTTTTGATCTAAAACGCAACCCGCCAGGAGATACCGGTCTGGTGGTTTGAATAGACAATATAGGTTCTAAGTGCAATTCCTGCGGTCATAGAGGTGTTGAAATGATCTGGAATATCTTTACCTATCGTGTAATACGCTATCCCACTAACCACAACGTTTGCGAGAAGAAGGGTGTCCCTGTGAGGATTCTTACCGAATAATGGATTCGCTTCAGAATAACAATCACAGGGATCAGATAAGGCACTCTTTGTTTGGGAGTAGTCTACATAGGACACTAGATTGTATCCTAGGAATAGAGCTTTCTCTTTATCAGTCCACTCGTTAAAGTGTCGAAACTCTGCACGTACATCAACACACCATAAACATGCAATGAGTGCCAATATTAACTTCATGAGATTTCGGGTGGTGTCATACCTAACTGTTCTGCCAATCGAGTTCGGTTCACTAGGTGATCTGACTCAATGTCTTCTTTGGACTGACCGAAGTATTTCACCGCGATGTGTTTCTCAACCATCATGGTGTTTACACTTCTATAGGAATCGGTCTCTGCATCATACACGATGAACTCGCCTAGGATTCGACCGAACTTACCCTTACCATCTTTCTTGGTTACTAGGGTAGACTTCTTGCCTAGCAGGGCTTTGAGATATTCTTTTGCAAACAAACCATACTTCTTCTCGACCTTGTCGCGGGTTCTACTCTCCGGAGTATCGATACCATAGAGACGAACTCTCTCTTTACGTAACCAGACTCCAAACCCCAGATCGATATTCACGTCAACGGTGTCTCCATCAACGACTTTAACTATTTCTACTTGGTACTCGTACATACAACTATTCCTTAACAATACACATGAAAACTACTGAACAGCAAGAACGTTGTCGATATCCTTTTTGTTGAACTTCCTAAACTTACGTCTAGTTGGAGACCAAGTCATTTTTGGTGCTTTAAACCAAATCACTTCAGTAGTGCCTCTGCGAATATATCCATATAGAGAAGTACCCCTAGTGATATAAGTGTGATTCGGATACTCACCGCCTTCCGTAATCTCTTCGCGCCACATGTATTTATATGGATCAGAAGTCATAGATGCCTCTCTTGTACGTGCCAGGCACAGAATGATATGCAACTAACCGGTGAAGTTGATTGACAATTTCCATGTCGTGGTTGCCAGATTTTGAGGTTCCATCGAAATCGATGATCAAATCCAACAAGATGTCTTTAGTCAGTTCTTCTTTTTGTTCAGGGGTCAAGATTAAAATACTCATTACCATTCCTTCAATATAGTTACTGTTAACATAAAACCGGATACAGCGTTCAACATAATCAACGCCCTGTCTCGCCAGATGACTGATACCCAAGTCCAGAGGATTATTCCCGCAAGACCGAACGTCAGGTCATACATGCGGTAATCAACCCCCGCAGAACGCATGGCAAGGGACGTGAGGATCAATATCGATGCGACCCACTTCAGGTACCAGTCAAAGTTATCAGGGTACCAGTTGCGATCCGGTTTGGTGCGACCTGCTGCACGAACCTCTGGATCACCTTTCATTATGCATCTTCCTTAATGAAAATGCCATCTACCATCTTACCCTTACGATCCTTGATGTCAGCATAAGCGACCTCAAGACAATGACTCATTGGTAGACCATTGCGTTTCGCAATATTGATCAACACAACCATTATATCACCAATGTCATCCGCAACGTCCTTACCCTTACATACGTTATCAGACAACTCACCGACCTCTTGGATCAACTTACAGACCTGATCCTTATCTGTGGCACCCTCAATAAGGTTCCGATCTTCGTGCCACTGTTCGACCCGATCGATCAAAGTTTCCATCGAGACAGAAGGTGTGGTCTCCCAACGGTCTAGTAGTGCTCTCTTACTAGGAGTCATTACTTCCATTACCAAATCATCTTCATTTAACTTCAAAGTGTTTCTCCAATACAAATAACTGATCTTCCCACTCGGCGATTTTTCCGAGTTCCTTTTGAACTGACTCCATGACATCGGGATGTTCTCCGATACCCGCAGGGTTAGTTAAGTAAACCTCTACGTTCATTTTGTGCAATTCGATTTGCCCCTCAGCATTTAACTTTAAGGCGGCTAACATTTTTTCTCTCATCTACTCATCCTTGATATTTCGGTTGCTTGTTCCTTGTTAATGATAGGCACAGCATTAGACTTGTGCATGGTTGAGATCCCCTTTACTAGGGTTCCCGTGTATTGCGGTCTTTCTTTTTTGGTTGTGTTAAAGGTTCCGGAATCGTGTGAGGGGTACTGTTTTGATTCTGCCATTCGAAGATCTGCATACGTCTTTGTCGCTGATGGTTCGAACGGTTTAAACTCCGTTGCCTTGTATTTGCCACATACCACTCCTTTGGGTTTCTTACGTTTGATTTTACGACCGTGTTGGTCGTGGTTTAACGAAAAATAGTTCACAATAATACCTCACAATAGACCATCAGTTTATCTTTTCTTCAATCGCATGTCCACGCCTATGGTATTCTGCACAGACCTTCTCGAAAGTGCCCCATGTTCGTTCAAACTTGAGTTGGTACATCGCGTGGATACCTCCCATGAGATTCATTATCTTATCAGCATGTTCACCTTTCATACCCGCAAAGAACTCATCATCACCAAAGTACTTGTATAACATATCGATATCATCAACAACTCCCCAACAATCCATGAACTCTTGTTCGAGATTGAATATGTGCATATCTGATTTCTTCATAACATTGCCATCATGTTGGTGAATAAAGAGTGAACAAGTATACCCGAGATCACAAGTACCATTATAGGTGAAATCACTCCACATGTCAAGACTAAAATGAAAAAACATTTCTCACTGAAATCCTCTAAAGCCTTCCATGCATCGCGTAACGATTTCACAGGTTCCACTCGATAGTCGGACGTTGACCACCCGAACCATTCCAATGGATTGTGCAACCGCACTCTTCGATGATAGGCAGGATCGCCTTCAGGTTCTTGACACCTTTCTTGTCACCATTGAAACAGAAGGTAGACTCACTCTGTTGTTCTGGAGTGTGACACAGGAAACCACCGACCGAAGAATCGTACTCTAAGTAGTTGTGGCACGTCTCAACGATCTCACCGGTGCCGTCACACTCCTCACAGTAAGTCCACTCATTATCTTCGTCTTCTATTTCACCCTCACCCAGACATGCATTACATGTCGAGTAGTCCTGTTCCACTTCACAGTCTTGAGAGTGATTGAACAGAACCTTTTCGAGATCCGCTTCATCCGGCACTTCCATCCACGCACAAGATTGGCAGCAAGGTAGATTCCACCCCACATACCAACCTTCTTCTGTCAGACGTTCTTGTAACTTACGGAATCCGTTCATATCTCATACTCATATCTAATTTGGTGGGCAATCTTACCGTCTTTAATAAGATCTAATGCAGGGTTCTCTTCGGAGTCGAAGAAGAACAGTTGCTTGTAGTCACCGAACTTCTCATCCGCGAGTTGAACGAGACGGTATTCCATCTCCTCGGGTGACCAGTTCTCTTCTAACAGTGTCACACTGATATCATCGGGGGTCGCACTCAAAACACATAGTCTCATCTTTCCATTTCCTCTTGGGATTTATCAAACTTACGTTGGTTATCTTTCATGATCTCCATAGCATAGAGAACTTTCCAACCACCTATAACAGTCACAAGGAACAAACCACTCAAAGTGACTAACTCAATAAAACTGATTAAAGTACTTAACATTAGTTTTTAAACTCCGCTGAAAATGGGAAGCATGTCATAAAGAGCGCACTCTCCAAACCGTACGCTTCTTTCTCCCACGGTTGATTTTCATATTTATAGTTCTTGGCACTTTTGCCTTTCCACTGAAACTCTCCGGAGTCAGAACCCAACTGACCTCGAATATATTGACGAGCATGAACCATCTCGTGAGCGAGGGTACGCATCTGGTCAAGGAACGATATCTTGGAACCGTCAACCGGACAACGAATGGCAATCTCGATGGATGCCTCCGTACGTTCTCCAGTGCAGTAACCAAGAGCATCCAGACCACGTTCAAACGAAACCTCGATGTGTGGTTTACGTAGTCTTCCCATGCCCAGTGCGTTGATCAAATTGAACATGTAGATTTCAACAACACGTCTATTACGACCACCCTCAATAAAAACATCCATCATGCAACAAACGCCTTTGGTGTAAAACGGGGATAAAGTCTGAAGTGACCCAACGCAGGGAGTGTCTGCATATATGTGATAGGATCCATCAACGACTTCGCGTCAAGAGCATCATAGTACACCATAGAATCATTCTCCATCTCTAACCAGAAGAAGTCGTCATTGAAGAACGAGTTCTCAGAGATCTTATGAATCGGGACATTCAGGTTTTCAATAACACGGACAGGAACCTTCAGGAATGACGCTGAAGGATCCGTGATGTAAGTGACTGCATTAGCAGGGTTATTTTCGAAACTCATGTTATGCCTCCAACACGTAAGGAGTGTGGTACTTACCAACGTTGATGTCAGTGTAGTGACTTCTGTGGAAGTAGTCAGTCATGCTGTCATCTTCACAGAAGAAGTCAGGGCCTTCCATCGCAGCTTTCAGTTCAGTCAGGAACGCAACAACAGTAGGACAGTCATAGTTCTCACTGATCCAGTAAGGGTTGACTTGAACATACTCACGAGGGCCATACTCACTGACAGGCAAAGCACCGATCACATCTAACGCACCACTCTTAATGTTCACAACTAAAGTACTGTGGTGACGAATGGCAATAGTACCTTTCATCTTGTACTTCTTGAGGACTGCTTTGATCGCAGGGGCTAACTTCTTTTTGTCTTCTTGACTTACATACGCCATAACTTTCTTCTCTCTCTCATCACAATAGGGTACTATTATCTCATGATTAGGGGCTGCCGTCAAGCGTTTTTATAACATTTCTTAGAACATTTTGGAATAAGGGCAGCGTTTTTAAGGTCGATTGTGCCATGGTTCTTGTTGGTGTCCAGTCTTATTGACTCGATGATTGAACCACATACGGACGCAGTACTTACGTACGATACCCAGTATAAAGAACATTATGGTCATCACGATAGAGATCGTGCCTGGCCCCCACCCTAGACCCATGAATATGGTCAATAGGATGAAGTTCAGACAGATGTTGATGGGTAGGGCGATAATGGTATCACCCACAGCGAAGTTCATCGCTTCTTTATTGACTTTCAAGTTTTACCTTTTCGTCATGGATGTGGAGTTGGATCAGTGCATAGTGAAGCACCTTCATGAGATCTTTACGGTGATCATCATTACCACCTTTGTTTCCATAACGTTTTGCGTACTTGATTACGTTACCAAGACAGAAACCTGTACCCAGTCCCGCATCAATGATGATGTCGGTTGCTTGATACTTGTCTGACGCATAGTGTTGACTATACGTGGAGTCAACGTAGTCTTTGAACTGTGTAATCAGTTCGTCTTCGTTGAACTTGTATTCGAGATCTGTCTCGAAAAGAGGAGTTTGGACGGGTGCGTAGATAGAATCTACATCAGGTTCATCGCGGAGATCGTAACTTACATTGCTCATAATAATTCCTAATTCAAATAATAAAGGGGTAGTATAACATGTTTTCAGAACGTTGGCAAGCGTTTATTTCACTTTTTTTTGTACCAACTGGCACACGTCCAGCGGGTACCTTTTGTTAGGGTGTTGACCCTGTGGTGGTAATGAATACCATCATAGAAGAAGATTCTGCCCTGTTTCGGGACGATGGTAGTACCATCCTGTAGTTGAGTCTCTCCCCCCTCAAACCCGTCATTTAGGTAAAGGACTGAGGTGTACATAGTGTGTTTACTTGCAACATCATTATGTAACCCCATTTTAGATCCTTCTGTCCATTTGTAGACCTGACACCACTGCATGATTGCCCCTGCGAGTTGGTTAGCGAGGATACTCTGTCGTAACCATATATCCTCTACCAACTCATGTTTCATTGGCATATGTTCCTGATTAGGGTCACTAACAGGCACATAACTAAAGTTCAGTTTAGTGACAACTTCGGGGGCTTTCTTGTACAATCCGATCAAGGTTGCACATTCCTCCGGTGTTATAAAGTTGTCTTCAACATAAAAGTTACAGGGTTTCACTAATTTACCTTCGAAGTATTACCTTCAGTAGTTACGAAGAAGTCACCCTCTTCTGTTATTTCTAGAGAATCGGCATTGAATACACCCAACAATACACTAATCATATCTCTGAACCCTTCACGTCTACCAAAATATTTACCTGCAATAAATGATAGGAACATACAACCGGTCGCTAAAATGGTGTGCATATACATGTCCATGTGACTACTCCTTACGAGAAATTGATCCGTTTAAGTTTCTCACCCTGATCAGTGTCACCGATAGTTGGGGACGATATGATCTCCGGAGAGAGCGTCTGCTCGGAGTTATCTACATCGAATAGTCTCATCTTAGATCGATCGATACCTACCACAAATCGTTTGTTGCGGTTAGGATCGTTGTATCGATTCTTCAATTGTTTCACCATAATCTGTCCCATCTGTTCTAGTTCTTCATTAGAGACTAAGGCGAACATCAAGTCTGCGGTAGCAGGTAGACCAAATGACTCTGAGGTATCCTCAAGGCCGGGATCTGAGTTTGCAAAACCGGATCTAGTGGTCTGAGTCGCAGACACGATCGGTACGTTGAACTCTACTGCAAGACCACGTAACTCTTCTGCGATTGCCTTGATGTATGTGTATGAGTTAATAGAACCACCCATCGCTTTCATTCGAGAAGACGCACATATATTTAGGTAATCTATGAAGATGATTTCTGGAACAAACTTCTTCTTTAGACTCAATTCCTCAAGTAACGCACGGAAGTGACTCGCGTGTGCCTGACCTGTGGGATATTCCTTGATGATCAATCTACCGTTGGTTCGTTTTCCAATGTCGGATACTCTGTCCTTGAACATAGTTTTAGACATATTTTCGATTTGGTCGATTGGGGTGTTGAGAAGGTTCGCGTCAATTCGTTCAGCGATACGTTCTTCTGACATTTCCATTGTAATGTAAAGAACGTCTCTTCCTTGTGACAGGGCCCCGGCGGCAACATGGCACATGAAGAGAGACTTACCGACACCAGTACCAGCAAGAGCAATGTTAAGAGTCTTGTTGGGTAACCCACCCTTGGTGATGTTGTTGAAGTACTCAAGATCAAACGGGATACGTTCTTCTTGACGGTGGTAAAAATCGAATCGTTCATCTGCATTGTCCACATAGTCGTGACCTACACTATTATCGAATGACACCCCCAATGCTTTCTGGAGAATGTCTGGTAGGGAGTTCTTAGTCAGAGTCTGATGTTTACCATCGATGATGGATATAGACTCCATGATTGCAAGGAACACAGCACGATCTTGACACCACTTCTCAGTAGTATCTAACAACCACTGAGGATCGTTGTCTTTCTTTTCAAAAAGACTTGGGATCATATCAACTGTTTCATTGTAACTGGCTTCGTTGATGCTGTCCGACTCTTCAATCTGTAGAGACAGTGCATCACGCGAAGGTAGTTTGTTGTACTTCGTCACGTACGCAATAATCTCAGCAAAGATGAGTTTAGTCACGCCTTCGAAGTATGGTTTTTTAAGGAAGGGAACGACCTTACGCATGTAAGAATCGTTCGTCAATAAGTTATTAAGTATCAGTTGTTCTTTCATTTTCTAGTAAGGTTCCTTCATCAATTGCGTTCTCTAATACAGATTCAAGTATATCCCCCACGTAACTGACGAGGTCTTCTCTCTCTTCTGTTAACGTTTCATCTGGTGTATATTGTATCACATAATTAAAGCGTAAGCAATCATTATCATCATCAAATCTGATATTACCAAAACGAACCACAGTCTCAGCAAAATCGTCACGTAGGATGCGAACATCCCACGCTTGATCATTATCAGATCCCTCGGAAGGGATCAACTGGTAATCAATATCTTCGGTAACTTTCAAAACTCTTCCTCTAAGTCTAATGAAAGATTAGATGCCCCCACTATCGAGTACATCTGATTAACGAAGTCAATGAAGGTTTCATCTGCAAGCATTTCAGTCCAGAACTCAGGTGTCAGAGTATCTTTCTCTCGTACCTTAGTGCCTATAACTTCTCCAGTTGCACGATTGACCAATTGATACCAACCATTACTAGGTTTAGTAACATACCCCCCAGCAAGAGCAATATCCAACAGACCGCTGTAACGCTCAATGCCACCATCCCAAGAAACTGAGATAGGAATCTTCGACTTCTCTTTAACAAACCTAGACTTTTCCACATTGATGATAAAGTCATATCCGGTGACCTCCGTACCCTTCTTGTTCTGGCGACGACCAATGATCCAGATATTGTCGGCAGAATAATAGATACCAGTACCACCACCTACGATATCTTTTGGAAACAAACCAATCTCTTTATAAGTGTGATTGATAGCAAGTAATGGAATGTTCCTCATAGTCAAGTAGGGTGTCGACATACGGAACAGACCTTTGAGTGCTTTCGCACGGGACATATCCGCAACAGACTTCTCGTTGATCGCATCTTCCAGTTCTTTCTTAGACGCAAGGTTACCGATTGAGTCGATCACAATGATCACCTTATCGTCCTTACCAATCTCTTCTAGTTGGTTGATCAGATCAAACTTCAGTTCTTCAACATTGGTGATAGGCGTATGAAGTACACGACTAGTATCAATACCAAAGTTCTCGAAGTAAGATTGCGGGGAACCAAACTCAGAGTCATAGAACAACATCATTGCTTCTGGATCTGAGTCAAGATAAGCAGACGCCATCTTCAAGGCAAACGATGTCTTGAAGTGTTTACTTGGCCCTGCGAGTACGGTAAGACCTGACGCGAGTCCACCATCTAATCTTCCAGACAGTGCGACATTCATCATTGGTACATCAATTCGCGTCAGTTCTTTTTCTTGGAAGAACTCTGATTTATCGAGTACCGCAGTACCCGACACTTTGGAGTTCTTTTTGAGTTTTGCCATCAATGACATAATATAAAGTTCCTCTTATGATAAACAGTTTTCAACAAGCGTTAACGTATCAGTTGCACCTGCGAAGATGCGAGCGTCATACTTTTCAGACTCGGTCACGAAGTTGGGAGTAACACCTTCACCTAGTGCACCTACTACCATTCGGTTAACAATCATAGGGTTTGCGTTCTTCATGTCCATGATTGCTTCGTGTAGTTCATCGAAGTACTTCTGACGTACCATACGGTAACCAGATACACCCAGACGGACATACACAACCTCAGCGACAGAACCAGTCTGCACCTGTTTGGCATTGAACCACGATGTGTTACGCAATACACCCATATGTTGTTCCAGACCTTTGCCGCTACCACCCACAACCTGTAGGGATGACGTTATAACGTCTTGGACATTCTGAGAGTCTGTCATGTCAGGCATGTACACAATCTTAGCGTCAAACACTTTACGGGTCAGTGCCATCATGAGACGTTCGTATGTCTCAACATTGATCGTAGATCGAATACAGATACCTGCACCAGAGACACGAATCAACTTCTGTACAGAGGCAATAAAGTCTGCATCGTCCAATGTGTCATTCTTCTTGACATCAATCTCAGCGCACCAGAACACCACATTAGGTTTAGACTTAACAACATCATCGATGTCGTCAACACTAGACGTGGTCACCTCAACACCTTTAGGGACGTTGAACGCACGTGCAGTTGCAGTCGTCAATACGTCATCCCCACCAATAACAGCAACCTTGAGGTCTTGACGTTCTTCAACCTCCGGTGCTGCGTTCACTTCATCACTGACGACTTCTGCGTCAATTACTTCTTCAGACATATTTGTCTCCTAGTTATTTCGATATGCATATTCTACTGCTCGATCCGCTTCAACTTCAAGTGGACGATTAGTATACCAATTTCCGGTGTCAATGTCAAGCTGTCGACATAAATCCGCGATTTCTCTTGCGGTGATCGGATAACCACGGTTGATCGCGGTACCGGCAGTCGCGACCATGATTTGATACATCTTGTGATACCAACCTGTTTCTGAAATATACTGGTAATCTCTCGCCAGCATCTTCGGAAAGAAAGGACAATCATGATAACTTGTCCATGTAAACTCTGTGTTATTCATTGAGTTCTTACGGTGTGCAACCACCGCTTTCTGTAACTCATCTGGTAATCTATCTAGGAAGTTCTTACCTTCCTTCTCTTTGTACGGGTGTTTACCGATCAGATAATTTGCATCGATTGGTCGACCTTCGTTGCGCCATATAAAGTTGTATGCGTCCTCATACTTAGCGGGGACGTAATACATACGACTCAGATCCTTGGTCTGTTTATCTCCTATCTCATTGAGTTCGGTGTTGAGTGCCCACCAGAACGACTTGAGTTGATCCGACTCTACCTCTTCACCCAGATTGAATACCAGTCGGAACTTGGGTTTCTCCTCACGAGAACTCGCTGTACTGTAACAGACAAAGTCCCAGTGTCCATAATCCCTGATCAACCTATCCTTCAACTCATCTGCGGGGATATCGATATCGTCCACATCTACTGCCGCCCACCCAGTCCAACACTCCACGTTCTTATTGCTACGTGTGGTATCAACCGTGTACTTGGCAGGACTGATCAGTGGCGCAGTCGCCTTAGTGTCAGGTTTGTCTGATAACATATACAACAGATACACGAACTCTTCCCATGTTTCAAATGACATGGTCTTGTTCGTTTTGTTATCATAACGATTACGGAATAATGTTAGAGAGTACATAACGCGATTTCATTCCTATACATTTGACCCTTCCATTCTTGGTCGTAGGGAAACACTTGGATCGGTTTATAATCAGTGTGTCTCAGTACGGTATGACGTACGGGTTTCTGATCCCAGTTATCAATCAGACATGCTTTGATACCTAGGTCTTGACACATAGTAGAGTCAAACTCCACTGCCCAAGGTTTATGATACCCGTCTATGAGAGCAAAGTCAAACCAATCCGTAAAGTTTTCTAACATATCGTTCTGTACGTACTGAGTCTTACCCTTGATATGATGAAACCGACTACCATACACCTTGTTCATCTTTTCAATCTGTTCATAACGAAGTTTAGGATCAGGTACTTCATAACCTAGGTTTTCTTCAATAGGGCCGATACAAACCAGATCCGCATCAGTATACGTCTCCAGTTGGTAGGTCGTAGAATGACCCCACAAGAAACCGATCTCCAATACCCGTTTGGGTTTGAAGTCTCGTTGTACGGTCTGAAATGCCTCCATGATTTGGTCTGTGGGTGGCATGTAACCCCACCCGTCAGTAGGCCAAATTAAGTGGTCTAGATTCATATCATAAAGTCCTCAAGGTTCACTCGTTCTTCCGCAGTCCATCCCAACGCATCTAAGATAGGCGTGAGTGGATCTAGGAATGTCTTGTCAAACATTATACCATAATCTATCTTAGAATGCAAGTTTAGTTCCTTGGGTAGACCCATCGGGAAGGCGACCACGTTTTCTTTTATCTGGTTAGGAACCTTCAGATAGATAAACTTGATCTTCTCACCATCCTGAATGTGTTCGTACCTTTCAGTCAGGTCATTCTTCTGCAACGCTTTGTTGTACAGTAACGCACCTCGCACATGGATAGGTGTACCCTTCTTGTAGGTCGTATCCTTGTCTTGCCACTTAGTCAGATTAGATATCCCACGGGGGAACGCAACGTCCTCTGGATCAAACTTAGAGAAACTACGGCGGAAGTCTGCGATACGTTTCTGTGTCGCACCCTCATCACCGGTCACCATGAGACTGAACATCTTCTTCATCTCGTCTCGACACACAGACGGAGTCGATGACTTGATCGCCTCGATACCCATCATCTTGAGTTTGGGTTCTGCGTACTGGACACCCTCGTTGTTGTGCACGTTCAGGATGTATCGTTTCTTCGCCATCCAGATACCACGGTCTGCGATTACCTCACGTCCCATCTCCATGCGATTCTCATACGCACTGGTTTCGGTTGCGAGACCTGCATAGGCATTCGCAATAATCTTTTCGAAATGTTCTGAACAGATCTTGTCAAGGAACTTCACTGGATCCTTGGGGTTGAACTTCTTGACCAGTTTGTCCATACCAATGTAGACCGAGTCAGTATCAATTGCGATTACATAATCTTCGTCAGTCTCCAAAAGATTGTTCATCTCATCATTACATGCCTTCTCTGCGAGTTTGATTGCACGTTGACCGGACATAGTAATGCCCTCTGCGATACGGTGGTCAAAGTATC